AACAGGATATACATATATTTCGCTACAAGGAGACAATGTAGGTAACAATCCAGCAACACAACCATCCACTTACTGGGCCACATTCATAACAAGTGCTATTCCCGGCCCAACAGGTGATACTGGTGATACTGGTGCCACTGGTGATACTGGTCCACCTCCCTACTATAGGCCTATGGGTATCTGGGATCCAGCAACTACATATAATTTGAATGACATAGTTGTTGAACAAACAACAGGTTATACATATATGTCGCTACAGGGTGGTAATATCAATCAAGATCCAGCGACACAACCATCCGCTTTCTGGACGACTTTTATAACGGGCGCTATTCCCGGCCCTACGGGCGCTACTGGTGATACGGGTGATACGGGCGCTACTGGTGATACGGGTGATACAGGTGATACGGGTCCCGTAGGAACAACTGGCGCAACTGGATATTTTAGTGGGTCGGTGTCGACATCGATCATACCAATTGCTAATAATACATATGATCTAGGTGCAACTGGCTTTGCATTTAGATCTTTATACGTGGGTGGTAATACGATATATTTAGGCAATGCTAGAATATCCAGTGACACGGGTGGAAATATTACATTTGCAAATGCATCCGGTGCCACTGGTTCAGCAGGCACAGCAGGCGCTACAGGCACAGCAGGCACAGCAGGCGCCACTGGTGCTACAGGCACAGCAGGCACAGCAGGAACAACTGGCGCTACAGGTGCTACAGGCACAGCAGGCGCCACTGGCGCTACAGGTGCTACAGGCACAGCAGGCACAGCAGGCGCTACAGGCGCTACAGGCGCTACAGGCCCAGGTATAAATCTCACAGGAATACTAAATAACTCCATTTTATATGCGATAAATTCTTCTGTAACTGGGAACACGGGATTTCAATACGACGCTGAATCTAAGACTCTTAAGGTCAGCAGTATAACAGTTTCAACAATAAATTCATACAACGTCGATACGCTGACATTAGCAGTTTCAACAATGTATAAGTCATATCAAACCCAGCCGATTATACAATATGGAACTGGAGGACCGATTGCATCCGTTTCTGGATATCCAGTTATACTGACATCCAACTACATCAATAATTCATACGCGATTCAGTTAACATATTCAAATGCAACTCAGCCTAATAACGCAATATATATATCGACGGTATCAGTCAGTAGTTTTAATGTATGCGGTCATACTGGAGCATATTTCTACTGGACTACATTTGGAGGTGTGCCACAGCCTTTAGCGGCAAGAACCTCTAGTTTAACAATTGGCACTATTGTTCCCGCTTCATCACCCAGTTCTAGTGACGGACATATTGATGTAATACTAGACACTGCTAATATGGCTACAGGTGGCGTTACGCCTTACCTTTCTGCCACTGTATATTGTAGCAATGGGGAGTCGAAGGTTTATATTATGAATGGTTCAACACAGACTCAGGTATTCGGTAATGGAACAAATACTCCTGCTGGATCATATATATTCTATTTCATAGTTATTGACTCAGAAACACCAACCGCAAATACAGCAACGAGCGGTAATGTAAGCGCAACTATGGTAAATATGGTATATGCTACCACTGGTAAATTAACGTTAGAAACAATAACGGGTGATAGTGGCAGTGGAAATGGCTCACTTCAAGTATCGCTTGATACCGATGGTATAGGACTGTATGGATATCCACCTTATACTCTTAATGTAACTACAGAAATTGAAACATGGCAGCCTACAGCAGATTCTGGCATACATACCCACACATTCTCGCAGTTATCTCAAGGAAGCCACACTATAAATTACACAGTCACTGACAGTTCTAGTATGAGTGATGCATCGGATCAACAATCGTATACTGTGCCATATTCACCGCCGCCAGCCTTAACGGCTACAAGCAGCAGTTTAACAGTAACCGGAACAACGGACGACTCAGGGCCTGGAGATGGCACTATATCTGTATCACTCGACACCGATTCGCTGGCTACAGGGGGCGTTACACCTTATACTAACGTTACCGTGAATTTGTCAGATTCAACCAATAATATTATTGAGGTTTGGTCTCCAGCAGTAGATTCTGGTCCACGGACTAATACATTTGGCAATGGAACAAATATTCCCGCAGGGTCATATAACGTATACTTTATAATCACTGATAATAATGGCCATATGGACACAACTAGTAATATACCTGTAAGCATAGGTTAATCAGTATCGACTTTGCTAACTGCGAATAGTGCTTTACAAGTTGATACTACAGTAGATAACCTTCTGTCAGGAGGAACAGATGGAAAGATAACTATTACAATAAATACTCCTTATGCTCTAGATGGAACACTACCATATATCTTACAAATCTATTGTAAAAACAGTTCATATGTTAATGTAACTGGTTCACCTTTATCTACTACCGGTACACATACTTTTGATAACCTTGCTGCAGATACATATTCATTATATTTTACAGTCACTGATAGTGGCTTACCTACCCCACAAGTTGCTACATCGTCGACTTATTATGTATCAATCGGTTAGACCGCTGAACATTTCATTTCGGCAGTTGACAGGGCTTTATCCCGCCAAATTGTAACAGTAGAAATGTTAGTTGGTCTAAATACATCCAATGCCATCTGGTCTAAACTGGCATCATCTATCCTGTATAGATGCTCGCCAGGAATCCCAAGACCGGTGGTCTAATACGTGTGATGACCTCCAACTCATCGATTTGGAAAAACCGTAAAACACTCGTATATATGAATGCCGCACCTGGCGAAAATGCTCACCGTTGGTCCAGATGGGATATTATTATATCCAATGTAGACCAAGATCTCCTGAAATGGAATCCACAAATCGTGGTTCTTACTTATTTTACACCCGAGGTTGCCAACTGGTTAAAGAGTCCTCAAGCAAAAGAAACCAAATTTATTCTGATATCACGAGGCGTGGTCGACTCCTTCGGAGAAGCCGAGTTCCATGCTATGCAACTCGGCAACGTAGTGTGTCTAGAGGAACTCTGTGATATGTATCCATTTTTGGGTGAACCGTGGACAGGCACTATAGAAGACGCTGTCTTATGTGCATCAATCGTCTTTCGATACCAGTGTCTTATCGGCATTTCTAAAGAGTCCAGTGATACCAGGATCGCGAAACTCCTTCTCGATTCCGTCAATATAAGGGTTTCAGAAACATCGGAGCCCCCAGAACCCCTGGTCCTGATTCAGCAGTATTATAAACCTCTCGAGGTTATTCGTGCCAAAGAAATTGATAAGTGTCTCGTAAAAAATCTAAATAATCCTCTCATCGACCGCATATATTTGTTTGTGGAATCCAAGAACTTGAAACTGCCAAAAGACGAGAAGTTGATTGTGATTTACAAGAAGTCGCGTATTACCTACGCAGATTGCATTGAACTCATCGAGAACAAAATTGGGAAAGGGTCTTTGGTAGCCTTCGCAAATGCCGATATATATCTTGATAATACATGGTCGAATCTCTGGTCTACCGATATCCACGGAATTTTCCTGGCGCTCCTACGCTGGGATGAAGAAGGGCCCGATTCAGGCCAGCCAGAATTGTGGGGTCCGAGAGCCGATTCGCAAGACACCTGGGCCATCCACAGCGACAGCGTCATGGATCGAACCTGGAACTTGGACACTCTTAAGATTCCATTCGGCACACCAGGCTGCGATAATGCGATCCTCGTCGAATTCCTCAAGCACAAGTTTAGAATCGTGAACCCGGCGATGAGCCTGCGAACTATACATGTGCACAAGAGCGATATTCGCAAGTATGATCCCAAAGATATTGTAGACCGACCTGTCTATATGCACGTAAACCCCACCGGTATCCATGAACTAAATCCTATGCTCGATTGGTCCGGTTGGGCTTCAGAACAAATCAAATCCGAGCCTTTGCATAGGCCACTCAAGGCGACAAATCCGAAGGCCATACCCATTTTTTGCTCGCAACTCAATCGAGATGCAGATTTTACGTGGTCCCCAACGAGCCAGAATACATATAGTGTCCCCGAAAATCAGCAACGGAAAATACTTTTAGAGGGTGGCGCCTTCGTATCGTGCAAGGGCCTCGTCTACAAATATAGTGACCTCTGTATTGGCACAACCGATATACAAAAGCGCCTCTGGTCAGATAATCAGATAAGCCATCTGATGCCTGCGCAAATGACGCCAACGATGATGTGTTTCCCCTTAGAAGACGCGTGGTTAGATGAACCAGCACTCTACACTCTACACTATCTGTCACGTGTTATTAAACAACACAGGAAGACCCCTGAGGCCTCTTTCTGGTGCAAGAAATCAAGCACTCTCCTACCGACCTTCAGACTCTTCAAATGGAGTGAGCCTCGTGGTCACCTCCTTCAATATAATAATAACAGCCAGGCCTTCGCCAACAAAGTCGTTGGCCTCACATCCCATGACATACGTATAATGCCTGCGGACATTGAGGCCCTGCGATCCAATATGTTCGACGCCTTTGTAATGACACCTATCGTAGAGCCAAAGCCAATTCTGACCCTAGTGGCCGACGAGGCGCATATCAAAGATGGTCTGCTTGACTCCATTGAGACCTTCGCCAAAGAGCGGTCTTACGAGGTCCGCGTGATTTATAGCAGCGCCGATGCAAGTGTCTGGGCCGAGAAGTTATCCGGTGCCTCACGAGTTATACTCAGCACATCCAAGAAGCACGTTCAAACGCCCACATGGGCGTGGGCGTGGATGGCTCCTCCTGGCTGCTCCATACTCGAACTCCAAGAAGAGAGAGAACCATCCGACTCTCTTCTGCATCTGTCCGCTGCGGCCGGCCTCGACTGGACTCTACTTCAATATCCGAGAGCGACTCCTGATGGATTCAAGAAGATAGTGATGAAAGAGGTGGAGAAGTGGCTCCATATTGCTCATACTTCTCTTGCAAGTCCAGCAACTCAATCGTTACCCGTTGTCCTGGTGCCACCGAGATCGATGAAATTTGGTTTCTTCGGACACAAGGGCGATTCATTTCGCGAACTTGTCGATATGTGGGCCGAGCAGGGATTCGTCGAGCGAGTCGAGGATCCGACGATTACCCAGTGCTGGTTGGGTGGTGTCGGCGAAATACTGCTCTATGATAGGCCTACATGGGCCTGGTTGGAGAAGGCAAGTGGGCCAGAGCAGACATATAAACTGTGTCTGGCCGGTAATCCAAGCGCAACCGAGAAGCCTAATTCTCGGCCATGGACATTCTGGCCACGGCAACCACGACTTGTTGAGGTCAAAGTCGAGGCCGCTAAAGGGCGAGGATTTCAAGAGAGGACAGATGGCCTGGTATTCTATGGGCGTATAGAAAACGACATACAGGGACAGTATCGCCAAAACGTGGAAGAGTGGTCCGCCCTATGTGATAAATTCTCAATGCCTAAGGGTGCCAAAGAGCCCTATGCGCTCAGCCCAGATGAGTATCTGACCGCCCTGCAAAATGCCAAATTCGGCCTGTGTCTGAGGGGCTACGGTCCAAAGTGCAATCGCGAGATTGAACTTCTGGCCATGGGCACAGTCCCTATTGTAACACCGGGTGTAGACATTGACGGTTATATGGAGCCTCTGGTCGACGGTATCCATGTAATTTGCGTGTTAGATGCCGCTGATGCAAAGGCCAAGATGGCTGCCGTAACAGAGGAGCAATGGACCACGATGTCCAAGGAGGCCCAAGCGTGGTGGAAGCGGAATGCCAGTGCGTCTGGCTCATGGCAGAGGACTTCTGCCCATATGATAGATGGATAAGTTGCTAGCCATTTTCGTCGATAAACCCCTAAAGCGACCTGTGCGCTGGTATCTTTTATTGTCCACGTGGATTTTCATTCTTTCCGTCCTCTATCCATTACATCAAGTTTCTACATTTCCGCTTATCTTGCTTGCTCTTATTGGCTGCGTCGAGGTGCTTCATAACCCATTCAAGGAGAATTACGTAAAAAACGCCTACATTTTGTTTATTCACTTAGCGCCGTTTCTGTGGATTCCATATGATTTGTCCGTCGTGCCACTGGGTTTCGCCATCGGCGTCATCGCCATCTATCTGGCCCTTATACTATATCTGCAAACAGATCCATTTGCCATATATCACAAATTATTAAATGAGCGGCACACGGCTGTAGAGGACTTTCTAAGTGAGCGGTTTGGGATTCACCTTCAGTCCAAGGCGTAACTTGCCCCACCGCACAATTTTCTTCAGTTTCTTCTCGTTGATAGACTGGCTATAGCCACGAACATCAAAGAGTGCTCCCCTGAACATTTCGGGCTTGTTCTCGTATTGGGAAGATGCATTATACCAGTTCGACTTCCCTAGATAATTATTTGTAGTAAATGACGTCTGTGGCAAATGCGCGCTCGGGTCTTCTGCGGCCTTCTCACCATCTACCCACACCTGGAGTGCCGGACGAACTCCGTCACCCGTTGCCGTAGTAATACATATATGGGTCCATTGCTTCAGTTTAATCACGCCCTGCACCTTGATATGCTGCATCCGGAGTTTGCCATTCCAGACTTCATACAAGAGTGTTGCAGTTTCTCCGCCCGCCGCTGGTTTCTCGGCCTGTGGCGGCGGCACGGGCTTCAGATTTCTCGGCATCACGGGTTCTTCACAAGGCGGGTCGTCGACATTGGCCTGTGTTGTCAACATGAGGTCCATCGGATGCATGACGGGGACGAACTGTGCCCCCGACGGAAAATCCGGCAAAACGCGATTCAAGTCGATCGCCTTACAAGGGTCCGTGCGTATAGTCGAACCCTTATCCATGGTCCCATCTCCTCTCCCCAGAATTCCCACGAATACATTATCGAGCCCCGCCCCTGACCCGAAATCCAGAAAATGCACATTATTGCCAAATTCCTCACAATACACCCACATCGATATGGCTCGCATTGTTGTCAGACTGATTTTTTTGCCGAAGGTCATATCCGGCGAGTCGCCCACGCGAACAAATTGATCGACCCCGTTGAATTTGAGCCCGCTCGTTACCTGCACACGCTCATCCAGATTTGTCGTCCTCTTCTGGCTTCCATCAAGCAACTGAGACGGCAACACTTTCACATCCGCCTCATCAATAGTTATACCACCTGTATTGAATACATTCAGATTTTCAGCATAGTCTTTCATATCGTCTATGAAACGGAACCAGAACAAGATACCGTCATAAAAGTCTAAAATTTCCGCAATATCTTCGGGTGGACTCGAATCAAATATAGTGCGACTGTCGAATGTGGTCGTCAAGGCCCGGTAACACCTCGGTTCCCAATTACCCGTCTTTGACTTTACAATCGCACAATAGTCCGAGCGGCCATCTCCGTCGACATCCCGCATATAATCATCCCGACTCGTTGTGAACCCATTTTTTACTGACGGCGTCCTGAATGAAATCGCCGACAGATTTTCAGTGCCGGCCAATGCGCACGCAAAGAATTTAGCGTCTTCAGATGAACCCTTCGGTATAACCATTCTACAGAAGTCATGATTCACACCCAGCCCCTGCACATCAGCATAGCCCATTACGTTCCGCTTGTCCTGTATATACCCGGCCTGCTCCTCTTGAAAGGAAACATCACCTCTCCGAGGGAAATAACCAGATAAGAAGGCATTATCGCTGGCCCCTACCAAAAACCCTTCTATGCGGGGAAGGCCCGAGAGTATTTGGTTGCTATCTATGAATAAAGTCAAGAGCAATAGAGAAACGCCAATATATAATATAATCTCCCAACTCATCTCCTATTCGCTATGTGGATTTTCATACGGAACATACTCTCGCAGTTGATTAGATATGAAGGGGGGCTTCTTACGAGGACAAGGAACATACGGTTGTGTGTTTCAACCTGCACTCCTCTGCCGTGGCTCTAAAAATCCTAAAGATGCAGATAAGGTAGGCAAAATCACCAGTTATCAGGATGCCAAGAATGAACTCGAGTTCGGAAAGTATCTTCACACGATCGAGGGATTTGATAAATACGTCATAGCCATCGACCCAAAATCGTGCACTCCTCGTGCAAAGTCCAGACAGACCGACAAGGACCTAGACAAATGCGAATTTTCGCAGGATTTGGATCTGAAGACGACAGTTCAGATCATCATGCCGTGGGGTGGATATTCTCTGAACCGCATAAACCTCGACCCCAGCAATTTCGACTTTTTCAAGTTTGCAGAAGATATGCTGGCCGCTGCCGCATTTTTGACCGTAAATGACATGTGCCACTTTGACCTATCGAGCCTCAATGTCCTCATGGGCTCCGAAAAACTCCCCAAAATTATCGATTTCGGATTTGCCTTTCGTCCCAGTAAGATAGACATAGAAACTCTGAATTTTCGTTGGAGAGTCATCGACTACGAATACAATACGGAGACCCCGGAAGTGACTCTCATGCTAGTCGCACATCACGACGACTCTATAGAAGAAGCCATTCAGGAGATGAAAATGAAAAAGCCCATTTTACAGGCTCTCCACGATATATGTGGCGTGTCTCGTGATACTTGGGCCAATGATTTGCGTCAATGGTCTAAGACATCTCAGAGTTTTCAACAGAGTGATTGGCTAAAGTGTTGGCAGACATATTGGCCGGGGTTCGATTCATGGGGTGTCGGCATTATCCTGCTTAATATTCTTGAGACCCAACTGGGCCTAGAGTCCTTTCGCTCATCCAGCCAATGGAAAACACGCAGCCCTCTCATAAAAACAGTAATCACCGGACTTTGCCGCGCCCACCCCGCCTACCGCATTGACTCAGTCGAGGCACTCAATATCTTTACAAACGGACAACACCCACTCGTTTTACCAAACCCCTCCGGCGGCGACGAGTCTTATAATAACGGCTATTCGTGGATCCAGGAGAAGCAGGTCGTTCGTAAGTCTCTATGAATTTGTTCCACGATGACTCTTTGCTCATATGGAGCGCGTCGCCTCTTGGAACACAGAAATAACCACAGAAATGTGTATAAACAAGTGGGTCATTCTTGTCCTTATATACAAACATTGCTCTGTCAGGCCGTATTATCGGCCGGCCAGTGGAATCTTCCCGTTTTACCGAAAGTCCGCCGGGTTTATGAGACCAATAGCCGTCGGGATCGTGTCTTAAAAAATGATAGTCGCGTTTCGGATCCACAATTAATGCAATCTTGCTCGTTCGGTTCGGACACCTATTCAAAAACTGCGTCGCCTGCACTCTCGGATTATCACCCCAAAGACGTGATACCATATCTCCACAACCCTTTTCTTTCTGGTCGGCGAACTTCTTGTGACCTGATCTATAGCCGGGTTGAGGAAATCCCACGTCGCATTTGGGTGTCTTCTTACAGTCCTCTATGAATTTCGCGTCTACCGTATCAATCGCATAGGCAAAACAGTTATGGCTTTCTTTCAAATATTCATTCTTGTTCCAGGAACTCGGATTGAATATGGGTTCAAATCCGGAGGTTGGGCTGAACTGGCAGGATGAAGCCTTCCGCGTATTATTGCCTCTAGAGCCCGGTTTATGATATTCACACCATGGTTTATTCAGCATTGGAGGATTTTGGCATTTCGTATCACACTGACACACGGGTTTCGTTGGTAGTAATTTGAATTCTGGGAGCAGCCGACCCATCTACTCTAGGCTCTAAACCTCTTGAACTGGGGGCGATATTTAAATCATCTATCCACCCTTCTAGAATCTTGCGCTTCTCTGTCGGGAACGTGGCCAGGACAGCCTGTTTTGTATCTGGAGTTTGCGTCGGGACCATATGTGCCTGGTTCGTCGCATTTCCGACACCAGATGTGTCGGTGAATTTCCAGTATTCTTCTTCGACCTGCCGCATCTTTATTTTTTCCGCCATATGGAAGAAAACCAAGAACTGATTTTCATGCGTTGGAGTGATAGGTGCATCTTTCGGGTGATATCTACCTGATAAACCTATATACTGCCATCCCTCCGATTGCAAGAGTTCGAGACTCGTATGAATGAAAAAATATTTCTTATCCAACTTGAACAAAGTCATGAGGCCATTGCAGAGTGACACAAATATAGATATCATCCACGTAGTCCAGTAAATCTGTGGTTGATATGCCGTATTTTGTATAGATAGGAATGCGGGGACCAAAATACTACCCACGGTTACAATAACACGCGCCGTATAAAACATACACGATAGGCGATTAGCCCTTGACTGGAAATTATCAATGACATCCAAGTATCGCTCTTGTAACACACTCTTTTTATAGGGCTCCAGGCTGAGACTTTCAATCATCTCCGATAATTTATATGTTTGTTTTGGTCTCTTTGCCATTCAATATCTGCTATAAGTCGAGGATATACGGTCAACTGCCAAGTGCCAGGCATAAAATTTGAATTACCTGTGGCTAAACAAGCATATACACACCATGAGCACTAACGACGCACCAAAGACGCGTGTCTATAAAAAGAAGCAGGTAGTAATGGAAGCCCCTGTAAATACAGTAGTTCCTACTGCCGCAGCGGATGTCCAGGTCGATTCTAAACCAACGTGTTCCATCTGTGAAGAGGGATATAACAGGATGGCCAATACAGAAGTCGTCTGTTCTTCCTGTCAGGCGTCAAGTTGCCGCCGCTGTATACAGACATATCTCGTTAACACAACAAATGACCCGCATTGTATGCACTGTAAAAAGGCCTGGGAGCGCGAGTTCATTGACGACAATTTGACGGCCACCTATCGAATGAACGACTATAAGAAGCATCGTGAGAACATCTTACTGGATCGAGAGATCGCCTTGATGCCAGCCACACAGCACAGAGCAGAGCAAATCAAGGAGGCAGACAAGTTATATTCCGAGATGATGCCGCCACTCGACGCGCAACTCAAGGAGTTATATGAGGAGACAAATGCAATATCCAAGAAAATCAACGCCATCTATACCCTCCGCAGTGACACCATGCATCAGATTCGCCTCCTCCGAACGGGTCAGACGAAGAAGACAAAAGTTGAAGTGAATTTTGTCCGGAAGTGCCCAGATGGCGACTGCAGAGGTTTCCTCAGCACTGCGTGGAAATGCGGACTCTGTTCCAAGTGGGCGTGTCCCGAATGCCACGAGATAAAAGGCATTCACCGCGACTCAGAGCATGAGTGTAAACCCGAAAACATCGCCACGGCCAAACTCCTGGCAAAGGACAGTCGGCCCTGCCCTGGATGTGGCGTGGTGATATGTAAGATCGAGGGCTGCGACCAGATGTGGTGCCCTCAGTGTCATACGGCCTTCTCCTGGCGCACTGGCCAGAAGGAGACAGGTATTGTTCACAATCCCCACTTTTACGAGTGGCAGCGTAGGGTAAATGGTGGCACGGCACCCCGTGTCGCAGGAGACGTGGCGTGCGGTGGTCTGCCGAATTACCACGATCTCCGTAATAACATTCGCCCGCTTGTTACAAGTGACGTCACTAAGATTCTCAGTTTCCACCGGATCCTCCAACACACACAGGCGGTTGATCTTGGCAGGCTTCACAATGTGTTCAACCAGCAAGACAATGAAGATATGCGTGTGAGTTATCTGCTCGGTCAGACTAATACGGATGACTTGAAGGTTGAGATTCAGAAGCGTGAGAAGAAGCGCGAAAAGGAGCGGGCACAGCGGCGGGCATATGAGGTTCTAGTTGAGGGAGGCACTGATCTGATACGGCGAATTATGGCGGAGACCAATTTACAGGCTAAGAGTGTGATCCTAGTCGAAATTGATGCCCTGCGCGTCTATGTGAATGAATTGTTGGCCAAGATTAATCAGCGCATGAAACTATCTGTCCCACAATATACGGCCAACTGGGAGACACACTTTCCATTCAGTCCATCTGCAAAGAAGGCAGAGGCCGATAAAAAGATCAAGGATGAGGCTGCTGCTCGGCTTACTCCCGCTGCAACCTAGTCGGCGAAATATAATCACAATTAAAGTAGAAGAACACAATGGTCACCACAGGAGCAACAGCAGCAGCAGGTAACACTCCGCCCGGTCGTGTTCTCAATGGTGGAAGAAAACACCGAACATGGCGTAATAAACGGGCTATTAAGCAAACCAGGAGACGTAAACGCGGGCATATATAAATAAATAGATGACCCAAGTTGTAGTCATACGCGTAGGACGTCCAACTCATACATGGGACACAAAATGGAGCAGCCCTGAAATCGCACAGTATCTCAATAATCAAACTGTCCGTGACTTGTTTGTCGAGCAATATCGTGTAATAGCGGTCTTTGTAACAACCGGTGATATACCTATTTTTATAGCGTCAGTAGATAATGTCAGACCACGAGACCCCCTCATAGACTCCGACTACCCCCTTGGAAATCAGCAGGGAATCTATCATACATTTTTGACATTTCGCAATAAATACGCAATAACAGGCGCGGGCATGTCATTACTGGCACCTATGATGGAAACTATCAAATATACACCAGGACAGCAAATACAAATCAATAATAATACGGCTCTATCTGCCATTGCACTGTTCGTCATTCAGAATACGCGTCTAGACAATGTCAGAAATACAACCTATATAAACTCTAATGCGCTCTAAACTGAAGAATATATCCGGCGCGGTTCCTAGATCACATGTCTTCCTGGAATCCTACCAGCAAACTTTACGCAAAAACGACACAAATTCCAGATTTGTTTCACGATATAACCAAGTCACCTAATATATATACTCTGCTTCTAGAATTATTAGGAGCCTATATTTATAGCAATAGTCAAAATCTATCATGTATTGTCTATGATCCCAATGGCACGCTCAAAAAGATTATCATATTCAATCCAATACTGAAATTTGTGACGACAAGACCCGATAACACGAATGAAATCACGGGATCAGATATTCTTTGTGCGATAAATAGTATCAAACCGCAACAAGTCAAAGCCTACGCAGAGGCACTATTTCGCTACACACAACGACTCACCTTTTTCATATCACAGATTCTCCAAAAGGCCTCAATAAGACTCGGTGCGACTGACATATCTCTGCATATTTATCACGTATCACAAATTAACAAATATGTTCACGAAATACGGGATTATCAGAAAAAAACCGAGGCCAAGAAGATATCTGTCTATCTCATGGCAGAAACTGCCGATAATATTACACAATTCAAGCGCGCAGCGGATCCCTCCTGGACAGTATTGAACATCAACAAGTTAGATATAAATGATGACTCCGAGTTATTTATCACAAACCTTGCAGAGGTCGAAATATTGGCGACATCTAAGGCAGTCATTCTTGACTATACGAACCCCATTGACCGCCTCGTCTTTATCAAAAGGCGTAACAAGATGGATGAGTCGTTTGTAAAGGAGGTCGACAACAAGCCGTGGTTTTTGGTCTAAACCATTTTTACACAAGTATGTAGAATGATGTATGATGACATGCACATAACACCCATTCCATTCGATAAAACAAATGTAATGAGTGATGAGTTCGTATTTTTTATGGCCGTGATAACCATAATCTTGGAACTATATATCGTATACTATAGACTCACACACTACACTATCTAGATCTCGACTCTCGTCAGCCGTGGTAAAATCTCTTCATGATACGATTTCTCAAAAGCAATTATGCTCTCTTTGAAATTCGGCCTAGGGCGAAATGCAATCGGGCGCTTATTTTGTATATATTGTATAGATTGGTCACAGTTGAGCCCCTTATGCGCGATAAGAAACATGGCGACAATCGCAGCAGACCGCTGCATCCCCGCCGCACAGTGAACCAAGATGGTGTTGCCCGTATTGTATTCTTTTAACAAATTATATATGGTTTCATGAGACCATAGAGTCATGTTACGGATCTCATCTGCCTCTAAATTATCATGAACAGGAATACGATACTGCTTCTTTATTGATAATGAGAATGGGTTATATTTCGTCGTATTGAATACTACCGTAATTTTCTTCTCGGCGAGCCACTTGTCATTTAGAGCCGCATGCCCGTTTCCCAGCCAAATCCTCGGAATAATTTCATTTGCGTCATCTGGTGCAGTCATACTGATATAGCCCAGTAGTAAAAATGAATAAAATTTCCGTGCACATGTTCGCAAAACAATGGCGATTCCGAAAGACTCGTTAACTATACATCTATATCGATATGAAGAGGTGACTGCCTCTTTAGTCTGGTCTATTATTACACATAGGTCAAGAGACGCCGTATTCTGGGCACTTGAATTATTTGACAGTGCTATGATGGACGAAATATTCAAAATTCTCACGGAGTCCTGGGTCCAGTATATTGGCTTCGGGGAAGGATGTATGTCTATACTTTACGAAATTGAGGGATGTCACTCAAATGTAGAACTCTCTCGCGATATGTGGGTTCATTCTGTATATAAGTGGTCTGTCATGAAAACGGCTGATGTAACAGGACTACAACTTCTTATCTGGGGATATATAACCCCCAGCACCTGGACAATACAGTTTCCACATCTAAAAGAATATACAAGCATTGAATCAGCCTTTTATGATTGTCTTATGCGGGGTAAAACCACAGAGGCTTGGATTATTGCAAGGACACTGCCACATCATGCGATTATCAGTATCACACAATCTGTCTGTGAAAAGGCTTGTCGCTCAGAAGATGCCGCTTTTATTCAGTCGCTGCCAATGACTAGCATCCTATCCCGCCTTGCGCTTGTCATTCTGTCTTCCTTACCAGAGACCCATCTCAAGGCCGCTCGTCTAATTGCACCTTTCGTCATGACGACTCTACCCGCAGAAATTCAGAGAGCAATTAACGACTGGGACTCAGAATCTATTATGAGGACCAGGCGTGCTCTAAAAATACTCCCTGAAGCGATTGCCCTCTGTTCTCGCTCATTTATTCCATCAAGTGAGACAAACATGGGAGATATATGTATGGCTTTAGAGTCGAACTTGATACAATCCCCGTGTTGGCGAATTATCCTAGACGACTATATGGACATGGATAAATGGAAAAGCGACTCCTACAAGGAAATGTTCTACGATACATATTTCCCATTCCGCACTGACGACATTCCAGATGAATGGTCTACCAAAGACAGAGAGCAGTCACATGGCGTAGGATTTGGAAAGTCTCTGCATATAAGTATGCGTCAATATATCAATAATATAATCCGAAACAGGTCATGTATCGGATTATATAATATAATTACGAATGTAAATTATGAAATCTTTGAGAGCAGTGACTGGAACCATATATATCACACCCTTAATATAAGATGCAGACCCGCTCTCGAAAATGCCCTACCATTCAAACCCCTCGCAAAACGCTTAGAGTGCCTGTGAAGCCCTGTATAACTTTCCAATCATGTCAACAGTCTCGTCACCTATATTTTCATACATAGCCACGCAACGACGCACAATAGTGGTGGGCCCATTTGCACGATTTACCATACAATATATGGCTCCGTTTGCACTATCCCTTAGAACAGTCACTGTTGAATTATCTGCGCACATGAATAATACGGAATTTTCTGATACAGTGATCATATTATTCGCTACATGGGTGGTCGTCGTGTGATTTTTTGCGATATCAACATGTGTCATAATAAACCCACTCGTGTTATCTATAAATTTGGCGCAATCGAGTATAAAGTATGGGAGAGGTGTGTCTGGTCCTACAGAAACTAGCGGTTTTACTACTTTTGTTTCCAACTTTGATTCCACAAGACCCATATGGGATTTATAGGCACAGAGGGTTTAGATACCATAAAATCCAGTTAATGGTAATGGTATATCATAGATCTTTTTCACTAACTCCATAGATTCAACTATAATTTTGTCCGCTGTCACATTATCATTTGCGACTTGCGCCAAGTATTTCCTATATGTGAGGTCTTTCCAGAGTTTCAAATAGGGTGGCAAATTTATGTAATCTTGGAGATATATATTCCTAAAATTACTTATATACATTTCTTCTATACCTACACTATCTGCAATAACTGTAAAAAAATCATATACTGTCTCAAAAGATAAATAACTTTCATGATTAAAGTGATTATGTATTGCAGACAATTTTAATTGCTGGCTGCAATACAGTTCGAATTTGTGTATATCAAACCCATATTTCTTATATAGTTCTAATGCCCAGGAAGATAAACCATAGGCTTTTAATTGATAATATATGGAAACGCATTGATTATACGTAAATGGTTCATTTGATAATATGTTTAGCGGTGTTCGTGGTTCAGCGAACATATAGTCAGAACTCAATAGCCGCTCGTTTATGGCTCGTTTTATTGTGCTTGCTTCATATACATAACTTATTCTCCTTCTAAAATTAAATACATATACTGGATTTTTTGGAACCTCCAAGGTGACAATATCCTCTGTATTCACGAGGTTTTTCAGGCACAATTTCCGAAGCCTTTGCATGATTGCTCCCTTTATCAATCTTACAAAGGAAAAAATTACAAGATATAGACGTTTGACTCTTAACCACTCAATATTATCCCTAGTCTTTAATGACTTTAAATATGCAATACCCACAGGACATAATTCAAATGGCTCCGCTATTTTCATTATAGAAGAGTTATTACTTGAAATACTCGATTGTTTAATTATGAATGATCTAGATTGCATGACTTTCATAAATGTATTCATAAAATTATTAGAATTACAAGTATTAAGCAGTTCAAATTTAATACGTTCACCCCATGATAGATGCACACCTGATGGCACTTTCCAGCGAAAGCCCTCGTATGAGTTAAACATATCTGGACATACAATCGGCTCATTTTGCAATATAATACAATTATTCTTAGTATTTTTTTTCCGCCTTCGAATAACCTTTTTAGAGGACCTCTTTCCCATATGAAAGCCCTTCCCCGTATCAAATATAGGTGACAGTGGCATATTATTCATTATTTATACTTATATCGGGTGGTTTAGGTGCTCTATTCGAGATAGAATATAATAAGTTTCTCGTGACATATCTTTCCACATCGAATTCCACCCAGGCTATATACATCTCGTCCATTCATCATATATATTTTACCATTTGCAACTATACGTCGAACCATGGGTAAGTTCGCCGGTATATCTGTTGCAGATGTCTGATGTAATCCGCAAAATGAGTGAGATGAGAGACCAAGTGTTGCGTGACGACAACGCAACCATGTTGCACCGCAGTGTGTAATCGCGCAACATTGATACCTATTTGCCTCGTCGTCGTCTACGATGGTGAATTTACCACACTCCTCTTTGTTCAAGAGAGCAATTAGTGGCTGCGGAGACAGACCCAATTCTTTGGCCACTTCCTTTGCAAGAGTCAAACCCTTAGAATACAATACGGCATCCAGGCTCTCCCATAGACTTTTAGGTATAGGGTACATTTGTTGTCGGTATTGATGTATGCGTTTACAGCGCTATAACAATTTCATTTTTTACACTAAGTGTATAATGGTTTCACCAGCGGAGTGGGGTCCAAATGCCTGGAAACTACTTCATGGAATCGCAGAACGTGTGGGTAGGCATTCTATATTTCTTATGGCGCGAGATGAACAACTCGCCCTCGGGTTCACTCTCAGAAAATTCTGGCAACTTATACCCTGTAAACAGTGTCAGGTCCACTATCGTGAGTGGTTACAAAAGAGTCCTCCCGACGTATTTACTTCCAAAAGTGGTGCATATCTACGAGAAGATACGCGTCACTGGGTATTCAGGCTACACGAGGATGTCAATGCAAGACGAGGCCTAGAATCAGGATTTCAAATGGATACCTTGCAGGCCACATATTCTAATGTGCCCCTGCGCGAATACGCGAATCACTTGAAGTCGTTTTATCAACGTGGCGTTCAAGCGAAAGTCATACAACCCGAGGAATGGAAAGCGGCCTGGAAGCAATTAGATCTTCTCCTACGCTTTATTGGAGTCTGATGCCATGCAGATAACGGGTTTCACTGTGGTGGCGCTTGTAGGTAATATCTGTGATAATATACCAAGCATATCAGAAGATCTGGCGCCACATTTTATAGATAACTCATAAAAACCCCAACCTATACCAACAGATAATACCATCGAAATAATAGTTAGCGCGGTATTGCCCTCACAACCCGCCATATAATAGAATCTTGCAAACAATAATATACCCGTCACAATAATAGTCGCACTGAGAGTATACGTGGCCGCACTGATGCGTTTCTCGTAACCCTCTTTTGATATACCAGGTGGTTCTTTGAATGTTTCTGTTATATTTGCAAAAACATAGCCGAAAAAGAAGCCAACACTTGTTATCCAAAAACTCGGCATATCTTCACTCATATTATTCATAAAATTCGGATACTTTGGTTGCGAAAGAGATAAATAGTCTGTAGTAATTCTACAAGAGTCCGCACCGGATCGCTTCATTTTATCACCGCCCAGCATTGAAAGCACTTTCTGTAATAAAATGGTGGCCAAGGGGTTTACAATTCCGATACCCATAAATAGCGTTATATGTGCTATAGAACCCGTTGTGATTGCGAACAAAAATGTGGTCATGGCCATTACCAATGGAAATTGCTGTATGCCGCGATACATGTATTCTTTTATTCCGCCCACGAAACTCGAAGCCGATACCAGCGACATTCTACACATACGGAACTAAATAAATATGTGTCTAAGGGCTGGGGCCACACACAAACATCGGCTTACCCCTTTCTATGCCGCTTATGATCATAGGTAAGTTCAATATATTTACACTCTCACGACCAAATACTGACTTATTCTGATACATAACGAGATACCCCATAATTCCACCCAGTAAAAGGGATAAAAGAAGGGGTCCAAATTCCTCGCAGCCGTAGACGATTTTGAACATGAAAACCATCAACAAGAAGAGCAGACTAAATATCATCACCGTCGTATTACGACCAGATATATCTCCTCCAAGTGTGACAATCTCCTTCTCGAATTCCTGCAGACCTCCCACCATATATGCAATAACACCCGAGACGAAAAACATGGTCGGTGATGGCAAATATGATTGCAGGCCAATAGTCTCAATTGCAGATATTCTCATCGTGTTATTCGACATAAACCCCGTCTGGCATACCGGAGCATCTGTGTTCGGACCGCCTCTTATAGGCGATATTTTCCCAATTATATTGGAAAAGGCGCGCTGGAGTATCATGAGTTCCAACATGGCAAGCAATAAGTATCCATAAGACTTACAGAAACTCAGAATATATAGAATACCCGTGCCGAGAACCATTCCATCCGGAAGAAGACGGATAAACTCTGTGGAGGAGGGTTTTATATATGCACCAAAGAAGTCGTCCATCATTTCTTTTGCACCCCGTTTCTCGGACGACATAAGGCCTATCTAACATAAATATATAAAGCAATGGGCATTCCCTCATATTACAGAACTCTCATCACCAAGATACCCCATGCCATACAGAAGGTTGCGCCAGCCGCAGTTTCCACGCTTGTCGTCGACATGAATTGTATGATATATCATGTTCTGAGAGAGCCAAAAATGTTGGCTACTCCGTATCCTAGCCACAGCGCTAGCAGCAGTAACAGTGGATCAGAAGGTCTCGCATGGGAAAAAACCCTACAAGGCGAAGTATGCAGATATCTGACGCATATCTGGAGGGCAGCCGGTGCACCTCTCCATACATACATCGCCTTAGATGGTGTCGTCCCCTACGCCAAAATAAAGCAGCAGCGGTTTCGCAGATTCAAGTCGGCAGCATCAAAGCCCGATGACAAGTCAGAATGGGACGCGAATACCATAACTCCAGGCACCGCCTTCATGAAACATATGGGTGATGCTCTACGATCGGCAGGCGCCAAGTTCCATTGGCAAATAAGCGACACCGATGAACCCGGTGAGGGAGAGCATAAGGTCCTGCGATGGCTCCTCTCAAATAAACTTACAGAGGGTCCTATCGTAGTCTATGGACTCGATGCCGACCTTATCCTATTGTGTCTCCTGGCCGGAGATAAACTCGGAGAGGCCTATCCACTCTTTCTTCTTCGTGAGGCAACCGCCTTCGGGAAATTGGTCAGGTTAGGTGAAGGCGAAGAAGCGGAACTCTGCTTTTTCAAGGTGGGCACGCTACGTAAATCGCTACAGAGAGGCTCCGAGTGGTCGAGAGAGCAGTTCTACGACTATATCTTTGGAATGTCCTTCTGCGGTAATGACTTTCTCCCTACAGGTCTTTCTCTGCGCATACGTGATGACGGCCATAGTATCTTGCTGGCATGTCTCGAGACCCTGTGGAAATCAGGAAAGCACCTCGTCGAATTTCGCGATGGCGTGGCTATCCCGTGCCAAGAAGGCCTCAAGGCCTTTGCGAAATTGATGTTGTCACAAGAAGAGCGGCTCGTCATAACGACTATTAAACGCAAAATGACCGCCAGGCTCGGAGAATCTGATGAGGATAATCTGCCTATTCGTGAACAGGCCGAGAGGCCGCTCATCACGGTGGTAGGCGAAAGGATCCTCTTGAGACCGGGATGGCAGGCAATTTACAGCCGACTAGCCCTCGGAGATGCCGATAAGGAGCATCGCCGGAAGTGTTCCCATGACTACTGGCAAGGCTGGTGCTGGATACTCAACTATTATCAAGGACTTCCTGTGGATCTGGAATGGGTATATGCCGCCGGATATCCGCCCACGTGGAAGGACTTGCTTGACTTCTTTCATCTGCCAACCAAAGAAGTCCCTACACGGATCCCATTGAAGCCGCAAGAACAACTCGCCATTGTTCTACCGCTCCGCAGTTGGGGTCTGCTCTACGACACACCCTATCGTCGCCTCCCCATAAAACTTCCCCAATTCTGGCCAGATAAGTTCCACGTAGAGACATTCGGCAAGAGGTTTGGGTGGGAATGTGAGCCACTGATACCGATGCTGACACCGCAGAGGTTGCGAGTCGAGTGTGCGCTGACGGCGCCCACTAATGAATCGCAACCCATATAAATAATGGGTGCCACCATGTCACTTGCTGCCGGGGGTATACCCGACACTCACGCTCGTATATACCGCAATATTCTGCATATCCAATCACCCGCCACCAGGCTGCAAATGATAGAAACTCTCATGGCAGGTCAGGAGTATGTCGGCTCAGCCAAGAAATCAGGGCTTTATGGTCCAATTCTTTCATATGTTGCATCAATTCGTCGTGGAGATCCCGCCTTCCTTCCCGGCGAACAAGCAGGCCCACATCAACAGCAGATACAGAACGTCACAGATAGAAGAGCCGTCCCTGAAAACCGCCTTGTTAGCCAGCCAAGAGACAACAGTGTCCACGCAAAAGCCATATCCTTCTTCTCTCAATGTCTCCAGATCCTAGATCTCAGCGAAGAAGTCGCCCTTGACGAGAAGCGTCTCAAAGACGCCTATAAGCGCGCATCGATCAAGGCACATCCAGATAAGGGTGGCTCCGAAGAGGCATTCGACAATGTTACCCGCGCATACGCCTATCTCGGGGATATTCTCCGGCGAGTGAGGGGTGGTCGCACAGAGACGGTTAATGTCTCCGAGGAATCTCCCGCCAGACTCATGACCACCCGTGAAAAACACTCCGACGGTTGGAAAATGGCCGAGCCAGTGAAGTTGAATCCGAAAAGTCTGAATATGGAGACGTTCAATCGGGTTTTCGAGGAGACCCGTCTCCCCGACCCCGATGGAGATGGTTACGGCGATTGGCTGAAATCTGCAGAGGCTGAAGGCGCGGCCGGGGGGTCAAAGACCAAATTCGGCGGCAAATTCAATCGCTCCGTCTTCAATGAGGCTTTCGAGTCCGAAGTCAAATCGAGAGCGGTCCAGAGGCCCTCGCAACTCACCAATCGCCAACCGGAAGCCCTCGTTATGGCCCCAACCATGGGCATTGAACTCGGCCGGGAGAAGCCAGAAGACTTCACCGGCGCCAATCTCAACGGACTCAAATACACAGATCTCAAGAGGGCCTATACGAGTGACTCCACGTTCAGCCACCAAGTAGTCGATGTCCGGGTCAGCAATAAGTCCTTTGATGCAGCGTCCTCCGAGAGAAAGTCGGCACCCGCACCTCTAAGTTCCGAAGAGATGCAAGCAATTGCTGAAGGCGAGAGGCGCATGGCAGAGCAACAGGTTCAGCGTGCAACACGGGTCGCAGATGAAGATAGGCGAATCAGCGAACATTTTGCGAAACTCCAGCGCTATGTAATAACAGATAAGTAATACTGTAAATAGATAGAAGGATATGAAGGACTGGGTGATGCCACTTACAATAGCACTGATCGCCGTAGCGGCCATCGGGTCCGGGGCACTATACAGCCAAGGCATGATAGATCACAACCCATTCGAAGCCAAGGGTATCATGGAAAAGGGTCTTGACAGGCCTGCAATCTGGATATTCTACGACACATCTATACCGAATGTCCGCCGATATTATGATTTCGGCTCAAGATCGTCAAGAGCGCTGAATCTCCCTTTTATGAATCTCTGCTATGAATCTATTGCCAGACATAATTCCCAAGAATATCGCATCGAGGTTATCAGTGGTCTAGAAGGTCTCGCCGATAAACTCGGTGGCTGGTCAACGCTACCGTCTAAGTTACAGAACCCCCTTGTAACTCTAGAGCCTGCTGACTACGCCTGGATTCGCGCAGCCATTCTGAATAAATATGGGGGTCTCTGGGTATCCCCATCGACTATCTGCCTAAAGCCGTTTGGTAAACTCCCCTCCGATAGATTGGTGTTCTTTGGAACAGACTCAGATATGTCCTTCGCTGGGACCGCCGGAACAACGGTCCCCAGTTTCCATGTAGTATGGTCGCCGAAGCCTGAAGATCCTTTCTGGGTTAAATGGGAGGCCACATCCAAGGAACGCCTAAATTCCTCCGGGGGTGGAGACACGGCTCGCGGTGCTCACAAATGGGAGTATCTGGCACTTTCTGCGAATGCCACAAATATAGAAGTCCGACCTCTCGCCGAAGTGGGGCGCAAGGGACTCTCTGGCCGAAGAATCCAAGTCGAAGATATTCTCGCCGCCGGACAAGAGGGTAAACTCCCATTCGAAATTGGCAGCCTCAGCACCTATGTTCCTCTGCCGTGGCCGGAACTCCGTGATCGCCGGAATTTTGGCTGGTTTCTGAGAATGTCTGAAGACCAGATTGCCGAGAGCGATCTGGTAATCAGGGACTTATTCCAAATGTCCGGGATCCTATAAAAACAGGACACGGATTTCTTCTCCTTTTGCTAAAAGACGAGGTGTCGCAGGGTGTATTTGATACACGGTGCGCTTCTTCCCTTGATGCTGGCGCTCATAACTCTGTAGGCAAAATCCATGTGCTGGTAATATGTGTCTCAAGAGTGTTATTATGTGCCGGGCATCCAAGTTTTGGAAATACCGCTTCGACTTACATGGCAAATAGTATGGCTCGAGTATCGGTGCCCAGGCCTCTATGGTATCGAGTGCGAGATCTTCGCCACAGAATATCTTGGCGTCGGTAATACCTGTGAACCCGAGTGCCCCCAGCACGGTGACAACGACGTCCAAAGATGGTGTTTCTCGAAATAGTTTCGCCATAGGCGCCTCTTATTCTACATGTAGATACACGAAAGCCATGTAAGGGCGCGAGCCGGATTCTTACGACTAAGACCAAGGTTTTAATTCATTGCATGCTGTCATCAAATCGATGATGCTAGATCTTGATTGACTGTGATAGATCCAACTCTTAATAAAAAACTGCTGCACATTATACCATGATCGGTTATTCATTATGTTCATCATTATAAGAGAATGGTCTAATTCAAACAATATGTCCTCGACTGAATATCCCATTTCCCATATCATATACATATATTTCTGAGCATTTTCCGTGTCGTTGTTAATGAGCATAAATAAAAGATCACATATTGTCTTATATATATAGGGGTCAAACATGTTCTTGATGTAGTCTACATCAATTACGGCGAGGCCCTCCGATACCTTCAGAATACTCACCATTCTCACCAGACTCTGGAATTTCATGACCGAGCAAAAAGACATGTTGATAATTTGTGAAATAGCATCCTCTGTTATACTTTCTTTATCTAGACCCTCGCGTCGCAGGATTTCATCGTAGATTTCTCGATCATTCCGGGGCTCAATTGTTATGATGTGGCATCTAGACTGCAGAGGCCCAATCAAGGAATCCTTGTTCTGCCCGATAAAGATGAATCGCGTTATATGCTCACACGTTTCCATCGGCCTTCTTAAAGCCTGCTGAGAAATGGCCGGTAGAGTATCACAGTCGTCCACTACAATCCATCTGTATATACCTTTCCGAGGTGCGATCCATCGCACGTGGTGATTCAAAATCTGGCGAAATCTGTGAATTCCACGATCTTGATTTGATGAGACCTCCAGGCAATATTCACGCATGTCTTTGTCGGATACTTCATGCTTCTTGAAGTATGCGCGTAGAAACTCCTTGGTCAGGGTCGTCTTTCCCGTTCCAGGAAATCCCGTAAGATATATGTGCGGCGGGTTATCAAGACATGCTTCCAATTCTTGTATAGCATTATACATTCCAATCAAGATTGTATCTATTTTCAAAGTGGTCGCCATCTGTTATGAGAAAGACCTTGAGTGCTTAGATGACTACACATTAAAACCTTACCTAAACATTTACGCAGTCATCACAATAAGATGAGTGATAGGGACTTGTATGAAGTTCTCGGTGTGAGGAGGGGCGCTGATACGTCTGAGATTCGCACCGCTTATAAACAACTGGCTAAGGAGCACCATCCCGACAAGGGGGGTGATCCTGAGAAATTCAAGGAACTCAGTCAGGCCCATGAAGTCTTGTGTGATGACGAGCGCCGTCGAGTATACGACATGACGGGAAGCATTTCCGAGCAAGGTGGTCCCGGTGGCCCTTTCCCCGGCGGAATGCCATTCCCGGTTTCTGAAATGTTCGGGGGAATGTTTGGCGGAATGTTCGGTGGAGGTGGTGGTGGTCCAAAACGCCGAGAGGCAAAGGGTCCAGGAAAAACCCAAGAGATTCTTCTGAAAATTTCCGATTTCTATCTCGGCCGTAATCTCAATATCAAACTCGGCCGCCAAATCTTCTGTGGAGGCTGCCAAGGTTCAGGGGCAGCATCTACAGAGACATGTAAGGACTGTGGGGGACAGGGGCAGATAAGGCAGATGATGCAAATGGGTCCTATTCAGATGATGAGTCACGGTCCATGCAATGCATGTAGGGGTAAGGGGAAACAGGCGATCGGGAAGTGCAACGGTTGCCAGGGGCGCGGTCTTCTTCCGGAAGAGAGGGCGTTGGAAATAAGGATCGAGCCGGGAATGATGTCTGGTAATACGATTGTATTTCCAGGAATGTGTTCGGACAGTCTCGGATATTCTGAGCCCGGGGATGTCACCGTCATCTTGAGAGAGGCTGAGGAGCAAGGTGAGGATCACCGGTGGGCACGTGAAGGTAATCGACTAAAGACCTCTCTACAGATCAATCTGACAGAGGCATTGCTCGGAACTAAGAAAACACTGGTGGGCCATCCGGGATTTCCGAATGGCGTTTTCGTAGAAATCCCGGCCGGCGTTCAAAACATGTGGTCCGGAACGATTCCAGGCTTGGGTATGCCAGTTCGTGGAACACCCAAGTTTGGAGAAGCATGTGTATGCGTATTAGTCGTGCCTACGCCAGAGGAACTCACTGCCATCGGACAGCATGGGACACTCCTCAAATCTATTATGCCTAAACAGGCGGCATTGCCCGAGTCGACAGAGCCTGTTCATACCGGGAAATGGGCGGCTCTTCACTTGGGAGCCCAGTAATTGGGATTTTTCGCGGCATCCCAGTCATGATTGAGTTGAGCAGTTTTCTCAAGCCCGGCAGGGAGAAGCATTGGGTTCGAAGTAACGGGTGAGCCAGTAGAGCCACCCCAAGCGCCACCGCGTAAAACGCGTCTACGACGGGTTACCTTGCGACTCTTGGCCTTCTTGCCCCGACGCCGCCTGTAGCCACCCTTCTGGCCTTGTGCAGTCGCATACTGCATGGCGACATCGAGGGGGCCGGTGCGAGCAGAGGCCACCATGGATGGGTCAGCCAAGACACTGCCAGTGGTGGCACTCACGGGTCCCGGGGCCATCATCGTAGCCGCTCCGCCATGTTGGGTCTTATGCATTTGCTGAAACTGCTGTCCCTGGCTCATATTATCCTTCTGTCCCAGTGCCATGCCGGGATCGTTCAAGGGGGAACCCACAAACACCTCGGCACCACCGCACTGCTTACGGCTACGACGGCTATATGCACGCCGCGCCGTCCGCGCACGTCTTCCTCTCTTCATGGAACCCTTTCTGCTCTTTGGCATATTTCTACAAGTAGCCTAGATAAAATATACGCATTAAGATAGAAAATGTCTACGGAGCCCGCTTGGTCTAGAGCCATTTCCAGCAATACAGTCTGCAACTGGTTTTTCTTCCTCGCCTTTTTGAATGCCTTCGGTGCCGTCGTTGTGGTGATGACCGTGCTGATGGCTCTCAGTGGTGGGAAGGGTTTTACTTATGCGATGGGTATGAGTCTATTTGCCGTTCTCATAGGTTTCACGAATGCCTGGGCCCTATTCTTAGTCTGCAATCGCGGGCTAAATACAAAAGCGACCTAGATATAATATACGCATTAGACCGCTGGGCATTTGAAACGGGCACTTTGCGGGGCGTTGCCCCGCAATTTGTGCCTTCAAATGACTCAGCGGCCGGCGGCCAACGGGCATTTTAAATGCCCGTTGGTCTAATATAGAAAATGTCTACGGAGCCCGCTTGGTCTAGAGCCATTTCTAGCAATACGGTATGCAATTGGTTTTTCTTCCTTGCCTTTTGAATGCCTTCGGCGCGGTGGTCGTGGTAATAACTGTGCTGATGGCTCTCAGTGGTGGGAAGGGTTTTACTTATGCGATGGGTATGAGTCTATTTGCCGTTCTCATAGGTTTTACGAATGCCTGGGCACTATTCTTAGTCTGCAAACGCGGGCTAAATACGGAGGGTTTCGGAAAAAAGATGAAAAAGGCAGGGGCGGTGCTAGGTAATGCTGCTTTTTTGTCGTAACAGGCCAAACATCCCCACTTTTACTTCATCTAATGCATTTGCAAAATATATATTCCGTGATTGAATATATAATCCGGATTTCCAATGCAGATCATCAAAATAAGCGTAGATTACGTATATTTTGATGTGCTTTTTAAATACTAGTATATTATAATGTTAGGCTGTAACTTAGTCATTACATGGCTTACCACATTTTTTGCGGTCAGTTATGGACTCTGCCAATGGCTAGGATTAAAGACTAATCTGCTGTGGACCATATTTATTTGGACATTGGCTATGGTGTTTGTAGCCATATTTGAAATGATGTTGCTCTTCTATTATGACTATCTTGAGAACAAGGGGAAAATGTATTATAAGGAGAAGTTATGCTATTGGCTAGAAAATAACAGCATATATGACATATTCTCCTACAAAATGTATATGGACTTATACGCAGATTACTCTCTGTCTGATAAAAGGTATTGCGAAAACGTAGAAAAGGTAGAGGGCAGCCGATTTGTATTGACTGGAGAGGTTATTCACGGGATTTTCTGTATAATAATGGCACCCATTATATTGTATTGGTTCTTTAATTATAATGAGGTCAATATTTACCTATCATCTATCATATTTGTTTCCATACAATTTGCACTGATTGTTTGGTATTTAGTGTCCGTATTTGTAGAAATGAAATTTGTAAAAAATAAGGATTTCTGGGCACCACCCTTATTATGGAATGTTCCATGGGTAATCATTCCGCCATATGTGGTGTATTATGCTGTAAATGAGATATTGTCTAAAATAGGCCCGATTAGTGCGGTCGTAGAAGCCACTGCGGCCACTGCAGTAGCCGTAGCCACAACTGGTTCTATACCACCAACTGCAGAAGTTAATTAATCCACGCCATGTTGATTATTTTGTTAATTCAGTATAAGAATACCATAAGACTGAAAATCCAGCAAGAAACATGTATGGAAAATCTAAGAATCCCCACGATATTAATTTGTATTTAAGAGGAGTATTTGTGTGAATACCATTCATATGATCCTGTATCAATGATAATATATATACAAAATAGTCGATTGATAAAACAATAGATCCAAATAACAAAGAGATTAAAAATGCGTTATGATCCTTCAAACATAAAAACAAAATTGCCAATAAATAAATAGTATTGCCCATTATATGAGGGATCTCAAAGTTCCACGTCCAGTGTTTTGAATTTTGGTAATTAATATTACCAAATATATATAAATCCCACACGCCCTGTATTGTTGGACCTAAATCTAAAAAATTCAATAAGTTCACATTGGTATCCCATAACTCTGGATACCTCTTTTGTATTAGAGTTACATCTTCAAATGGTTTATTTGCTACTATTATATTATCAGCAAACAGACCGGATATCGCAATTAAAAGACAATAGATAATGAAAACATTTTTGTATGTTTTTGGCAAATATATTGTCTCAGAAAATGCCCACGCAACAATAATTAATGATATATACCAAATTAGTATAATATATTTAAATTTAATTTCCATGTTCTATATAGATGGTACATTTAATTATAATATTTATATTTTTATTACCACTGTTTTATTCTATCTACCTTTTAATTCACAGTCCGGGTGATAGAAACGAAGTATATAGAAAACAAATAGTCTGGTATTATATTTGTGTTTTTGTTCCAATCATTATTTGCTATTATATAATTACTAAAACAGTACGCGGGGGGTAGATTGACCCCACATCTTTGGCAAGGTAAGAATGTCCGCTTCATCCTCATCCTTGATTGCGTATTTGGCAACCGTGTCGACTTCCAACAGAACAGGTGAGACACTCTTGGCCTCGACAACGTAGACCTGGCAACCTGGCCTCCGCTTCGCGATGCGCTCAGCCAGATCCAGATAATAGCGGCTCTTTGGTCCCTCAAAGATCAGTAGCGCCGTCGACTCCTTCTCGATCTGGGCATCCCTCAAGATTCCGGCCCTCTTACCACTCAGAATCCAGTCCGATTTGACGGCCTGGACGTCAATACCATTCCGTGTAGCCCAGCACTCTATGTAGGTGCTCGACATGGGCTCCGATGGCACGAGAATCTTTGTCGGCTTTACCTGTAAATCATCGAAGATAGGATTCAGAATCTCATCTTGGATCATTTGTTTCGTGATCGAATTGCGCGCTCCAAGAACACCTAGAGTGCAAGTCATTCGTATGTAGTTGTAATTTACGGTATCGGGTGCCAGTCCATCAATTTTTTATCCATGGACACTTATTCATTTTTACCGTGGAGTGCTTAAAAATCCCCAGATCTCAGGGTGGACGCCTGAATCTTGCGCTTCTGAATCTTCCCGCTGACGATGTAAATGGAATTCTCCGTCATGATGATAAAGTCATCACCCGACTTGTAGATCTTCTGGATGTGGCTGGTATACTCCTCCGCATTCTTCACGAGCATCTTCTCATTCGTCTGGGCGTCCTCACCCAAAAATGCGTTACCGGACGTCGACTCCACGAAATAGTCGAGTTGAATCGCCATGTCTTTCTGGATGGCCAACTTCGCCGCGTTCACTAGAGTCGCCACCGCGGGCTGAGGGTCTGCCGGAGTCTGAGCAGGCGTAGTAGCAACCACCGTATTTGCAGGTTGTGCCGTGGACATTGTCTGCCGTAGTTCTGGAAAAGGCGAGATAAAGTTTTACGCGGGAGTTACATCGGTGGCCGGGACAAAGAGGATTTCCGCCTGATGGGCTTCTAGAATCTCATTGAAGAACTCATATGCCTCGTTGATCTGGTGCATATCACGCGCACCTGTCACGATGATTTTCCCAGAACTAAAGGGGCTCACGGTGATACGCTTGCATTGGCCGTCGCCATCGCCTGTCCCCTGGCCATTACACGCCGCCGTGCACTGGCAAATGCCAGGTTTCATCTTATCGAGGCCTTGCCGCTTATTATAATAGTATTTCGTATTGACACCCTGGTAAATAGTGCTTTCGTGGCTGCTGAACAAGTTATAGACGTTGCTCAGAATCTTGTGGAGTTTATCCTGATAGATGTGTCGGTTGATACTGTAATCGCTGTTGATGAGTTGAATGCGGAATCGTGTCATTGCGGCCTCCCCCGTAAATACTTCTGCGTCGGCCGCCTTGATTGTGTGGATTACGTAGGTGATCACCTCCTGGCTAAACTCGGGTGTAGGAACACCTGTCATCTGCACACCGCCATTTGCGAACAACTTAATATTCACCTCTTTCCAGCCACGACCTATGCTGGCGGGGAGGGTCTTGCGGATTACCAGAGTGGCCTGATTGAAGAATGTCTTCTCTGTTACACGACGCTTCGTTAAGACGTCACGTGTAGATGAACCGATCACCTTAGCCTCGAACTCCATCTTCAAGAAGCCCTCGCCAGGATATCCGAAGGGGATTGCCCACTTACCGAAATTATCAAAGAGTCGTTTGAGACGAATGCCACAACCTACATGACAGGTTGTCACAGTCGTGGAAATTCTCAGAGGGCTAATTATCAGAGGTGCTGCCATTTGATATACTTTAATAGGATTGGCATGATCTATTCATTTTTTAGACCGGCTTTAGTGTTGTTACTTATCATATTTAGCCACATCGTTTCCATAATATGGATGGCTCTCTCCTCTGTAATCCACACTAGTAAATTGGGATCGCATATTTCTATGCAATACTTCCAATTCAAGTCGCCACTTTTAGTCAAGAGTGACAAGGTGAGCATATAGCAACCAAAGGTCTGTAGCGATAATTGGTTATACGTGACCCTCCATATTTCTAGACGTTCTGATGGATGCGCATTCAGAGTATTACAAAGCCATATGGTGGCCTTCTGTGTTTCTTGTGAATTCAAGAGAAAATAGCGCATATCACTCCGCCTCAGCCGAATATCGAATCGCCCTGGTAATTGAATACTAGGGGATATGCCCACTAATCTCGATTTCAGCAGTTGTTCTGGTAGTGGATCAAATCGCAGAATGAAAAATCTGGATCGAAGTGAAACGTGTATCTTAGAGAGCGAATTGCAGATGAAAAAGACGAGTAACTGACTCGGCGGCTTTTCCAGTAAGGGGCGTAATGCAAGTTGTGCCGGCTCTGTGAGTGTTTCTACCTCGTCGAATATAATGATCTTCGGTTTATCCGTGTATCCGAATAGACCCGCGCCAACAGACTCGACGAAGGGGTATACCTTTGAGCGTATTGCTTCTAGGCTCCGCTCATCACTCGCATTCAGAAAAAGTGCCCTACCTATCCTCTCAAGTGTAGAACTATAAAAGCGGTGAACGATATTACAGGCAGCCGTTGTTTTTCCGCAACCTGGAGGCCCTACAAATATACAGTGTTGAAATTTGATTGGGTTATCTATCATTGCGTTTATACATTTATCTACACGAGATATATCTGTATCCATCTAAGATAAGATGACCCATATCATTAAGCCGGCTATCTAATGCACCTATTTGTGAAATGACCTAAACGTCAGTAATACAACTATCTCGTAGAATATATGCCCAAGTCGACAAAAACAGAAGGTGTGAATGCTGAAGGTGTAAAGAAGGTGACCAAGGGCAGTAAATCAAAGGCCGCTCCTATCATGGCATCTATTTCAGCAGATGGATGTATACAGGGCACCTTCACTCCTGAGCCCCGTCGCCCTTTGATCGTGCATTTTCCATTTAGGTCCACCGAAATACAATTTCAGGATGGGCCTCTTGTATATGATCCTAGACCTCCTGGAAATCCCCAGCCATATGATGCAACTGCTGACGACTTGTATGCAAGCAATGCGGAATTACTTTTATCTGGCTTAGACGTGGATAAAAAGCAAAATGTGGTGGATGAACTTCCTCTTGCCATTAGCGAGTCAAATATGCTGACCGTATGTGATAATAAGAAACAGCAGCGGCAAGTATTAGTAGATGATAAACAGATTAAGGCATTTTATACTATGGATGTTATGATTGAATATCGCGTTGGCAATGAAACAATGAGCCTCCCAGAAAGCAGTTCTGCCGCGTGCTTTTGGTGCTGCGGTGGATTCGAGGGTCGCCCTATCGTAATGCCTACCCATGAAGAGAATGGAGTCTATACAGTCTATGGCAATTTCTGCACGATGTCTTGCGGCCTTTCCTATCTATTAAATGAACACGTTGATCCGCAACTCAGATGGGAGAGGCAGGCACTGTTCCACAGAATGTATAAACAGACAATAGATATACAGCCTGCTCCTCCGAAAGAGTGCCTTCGCCTATTTGGTGGACCCCTATCACATGAGCAATATCGTGATATTATCTGCAAAAACAAGATTCGTGTCGACATTAATCTCCCACCGGTGATCAGTATCTTGGCAACTCTCGATACGAAGCCTGTTGACTTTTATGAGACATCGCTGAGAAATACTAGCGCCGCTGGTACGGGTCTCGATGTGATTAAGTATAGTGAGTCAGGTCTTCGTTTGAAGAGATCAAAGCCACTGAAGGATAAGGAGAGCACTCTGGATGCGGTAATGAATTTGCAGGTGAAGTCCAAAAATTGAGTTGTGGCTACCATTTTGTAAAGGCACACAGAATGCATCGTGCCTTCAAAAGTGCCCAGGTAGAAATTTCGGAGTCTCTGCTGAAGTTTGCTGACGAGATGCAAGCGCAGGTGCAAGCGCAGACGCAGGTGCAAGCGCAGACGGAGGTGCAAGCGCAGACGCAGGTGCAAGCGCAGACGCAGGTGCAGACGCCGAGTGTTCCTAGTCCCTTAGACCAAACCATGCTCACGCAAATTCTGGCAAAGCAGGAAGAGCAGCATCGTGCGGTAATTTCTGCGATTTCACAATTGTCTGAAAATCTTTCAAAGGCGGTTCAGGCCAGAGAGTGGGTCGAGGCTACTATTCTTAATGCTGCATCTACGATCCCCTCTATCAACCCAACGGCCTCATCTTCCGATATGGTGTCCTCAATCAAAACGGTAACGGTGGTTCAGCCAAAGGCTACAGTTGTTCAGCCAAAGGCTACAGTTGTTCAGCCAAAGGCTACAGTTGTTCAGCCAAAGGCTACAGTTGTTCAGCCAAAGGCTACAGTTGTTCAGCCAAAGGCTATTGAGATATATGAGGAGGTCGAGGAGGAGGGAGAAGTTGAGGAAGAGGTTGAGGTCGAGGAGGAAGTTGAGGAGGAAGTTGAGGAGGAAGTTGAGGAGGAAGTTGAGGAGGAAGTTGAGGTTGAGGAGGAGGTTGAGGAGTGGACGTATAAGGGCATCCTGCTCTTCAAGGACACCAATAACCTCGTATATTCGAACGATGGCGGCGAGGTGGGCGACCCCATTGGTAAATATGACCCAGTGAAGAAGACGCTAAAAAAACTAGCCCCTGCGTAGAAGGGTAATAATGGAGACACCTTGTGTTAGTACCATGTTAATGGGATCACTGACTATCGCATTCGTTTTGGCGGATATAATATTTAAAGCGCCTGTCTTTAGTCACCTTTTTCTTGGCATAATCGCAACCGTCTTATTCCACTACCTATGTAACTACGGACAAGAACGTGTGAATTGGGTATTCCTAGGCATTGTTCTCATTTATATTCTCATGTCCATCGTATTTAAAAATGCCAAGAAGAACTCTGATGATGCCGTTGAGATAAAGGATAGCACAGATAACGCGTGTGTAAATGATGATGATTATGTATGTTGTGACATGATAGAGCCGAAAAAGAAAAGAAAGGAGAAAAAAAAGAATAGATGCTAATTTTTGCAATACCGTGCAGCGTTATTTTACCTAAACTCAGTTCGCAACTATTATTATATAGATGCTAACGGAATTTTTATTGAATTGGGGTCCGTGGATATATTTGAAAGGCCTGGAAATCATGGAAACCAGTAATAATGTAATGCGTGCCGTGAATAATGAACTATACAATCCCAAAGAATGGATATTTATCTCAGGTTCTTCTCTACCTATTTCAACCGACTTATTCGAATCCAGTCAAGTCCCTCAACGCTACATAAGATGGAAGGCAACTCTTGATCCGCCCGCATTCAAGGACCCACGCATTACAGATTCCGAAATGAAACACCTCTCCTATCTCGGATTCTCTGTAACAGATCCCGGTAGTGAGAGACCGACACCCATAGACCTCACCGACTGGATCAATGATGTCAAATGGTCCGGGCAAATACAGCCGTCGCCCACCGAGATATTTTCACTATGGTGTTGTAAAAATAGGTCACCGCTCGCTCATTACAACAAGGGTCTAACAGTAGAAATCATCACAGATACAGGCGACATAATAAAACGGGGGCTTAATGATACTGCGCATAATACTATATACGATGGCAGCAATGCTCCCAACTTTGACGGACAAGATACCGAGCGGTTCCTGGACCTTGTACTTTCATCAAGCGGACGCTGAGAAATGGACTCTCGATACCTTCATTAAGGTGCATACGTGTATGACTTGGCAGGATGTTCTGACGGTCCTAGAGGAAGTCGGTTCAATGCGTCTAAAGAATGGTGTGCCGTTTTTTATGCGGGGGGAGATTTTGCCGCTCTGGGAAAACCACCAGAACATTCGCGGAGGGAGTTACAGTGTAAAGGTCCCCTCAGACAATGTGAAAGAGGTCTTTACAGCACATGTAATACACGCAATGCTAGGAGGCATCTTTAAAGAACCTGGCAATGTGTGTATGGGTATCAGTATGAGCCCCAAGAAGGGCACGTTTAATATTCTGAAGGTGTGGAATGCGAATTCAGATAAATACAATACACCAGAGGATCTGCAATTCGTCGACACGTCCTGCTCAGAGTCGGATATTTTATATACACCGCATGTGCAAAAGCGGATGTGAGGATTGGGTAATGTTTACTGAATAGGGCAGCCACCGCCATCAAATCCACCGCCATCAAATCCACCGCCATCAAATCCACCGCCATCAAATCCACCACCTCCGTAGCCACCAGTGCCGCCAGCAGCCACTGCGCCAGTAGCAGGAGCAGCGAGTGTATAAGTAAGTGCAGAACCAGACAACGAAACAAGAACACCACCAGATGCAAGATCTTCTTTGCTACATTCGGGAAGTGGGGCAGATGCTTTCATATCTTTAATATCTTTCACAACGGCTTGTATCCTCGCCATATGACAATCGATTCCTTCATCTGGTAAGGCCCATTGTGATACACGAGTTGTTGTATTTACATACCACACAGCATTATCTTCGGGATCAACCACCTTTACCCAATCTGATCTTGGTAATAATATATTACTCTTGTCTTCGAGGTTTTTATAGATAAGTGTATATAGCCCCTCAGGTGAAATTAAAAGTTTAGATATCAATGCTAGAAGTTCCTTTGGCACAGTTGTATGCTTTTGCACAAGTTGTTTTAGACGTTTATCCAAATAGACCGCAAGTTTTCTTAGTTCAGATTTACGACTTAATATTTTCTCCACTATTACAATAATCATAGTGTTAAAATATTCAAGTTCCACCTTAAACATATTGAACTGCTGTATGCATGTAATATCATTTAACTCTTTTAATATATTATAAAGTCTATGATTTATTGCCGAAACTATATCTATATCAAAGCAATCAAGGAGTCCGCATTCTAATAACAACTTCAAAGTGATAAGTTTATTAGATTTTAAAACATAATCGAGGGCTGATTTATACCTAGGGTCTTTTGTCTTACTACGAAGACCAAAGTTACTAAGTCTAAGTCCCATGTCCCTTCTTTTGCATAATGTTTCATTCAAATAGGAACGTTGATCTTTAGGTAATGAAAGAGGGAGCATTACAGATACATCTGCGTGTTCTTTGACTTTATCATATGGTATCATAGGGAGAGGATCACCCTCATTCTTATTTGACTCGAGGCTTTCTATCTTACCTTTTAACTGGTTACCATCAAACCATCTTTGCACGGATCTCATAGTTTCAGTTGACCTTTTTGCGGCCTTAGTCGCATTTGCTGCCTTCGACTTGTTTTCTTCCGTAGGATTTTTTTTAGCATGTGTATTATAGTTAGCGGCAAGTTGTAATTTATCGGTCTGATCCTTTTTAGCCGCAGCCATAGCAGCGGCCAAATATGAATCACCAAGGGTCAGATTGAAGTTAACACCCACCATTTTTGCAGTGGCGTAGTCTGATATAGATCGATTGTTCAATTTCAGCAGTAAGTAATGCATATCGTCTTTAAAAAGGCCACCCTTCTGCGTGGTTGCCTTTTGCTTCCTATTTATTCTCTTCTTGGTTACCTGCTTCTTAAATTTTACCATCTATTATATGAGAATAAATATAACTGGCCGGATACATATAATTTACCTATGACGAAGTCATTAATTCAAGCAGTTCGGCGCTTAGTGGTAGTCTTACGACGCCGCCGCCTGCGCACTTTTCTAGAACCTCCACGTTCATTGGGATTTGGTGGAGGGCATTTGTTATTCTCACTACCGATCAATTTAAGAAATGTATCTGGTGATATTAATGCGGGCTTCAACTCTTCATTAAGTTTACTGTATAGCCGAGCATATACACCGGTTGAATACTCTTTTGTTGTTTGAACAGATGAAAAAAATGCATCTGAAAACCAAGCCACTATTTCGCCAGGGATTTGCTTTTTATCTATGTATGTTTTCAGAATATTATGCATACGTATTCTAAGTCTTTGTAAGACATCTTTGTTTGCCCCTTCTGTTTCCTGACCTACTATGATCAGTATATTGTCTATTATAATATGAACCATTATATGAAAAAGGGTAAGAATACTTTTAAAGACATCGAGTCGCTCAGTATATGTTTCACCTTGTGAAAACAGTATATTACGATAATAATCATAACCATAAAATATTCCAGAACAATCCCTATAGTTTAAACAACTACATTTTCCCCAAAAATCCAATATTTCATTAAGCAACATAGATATCGGTTCAATTATATGAATATCTGTATTCAAACCGGGACATTTAAGAAAACCTAAATTTAACAACAACCGTAATGTCATTATTTTCCCATCCCTCAAAACATAATAAAGGAGCCCTTTGACCTTTAATTGACCCGCCTTTATTTTAGACGCGTCGCATAAAGTTATATGAACAGCCCCTTGCTCCTCTTTTGTAAGTGAGATTGATTCGACATATTTTATTGTTTTTAATCTAGGATTATCGTGCTCGGGTAAAAGCCTTGTCAGTTTTTGCGCAAGAGTTTTAGTTCTATCCTCTCTAGTAATATATCCAATCACGCCTTTTGCGGTTTTCAAATCATCGAGAGACTGGTCTTTTATTATTTCTATTAAAGTGCTCATACAATATGACGATATAAAAAATTTATTCTGCATCAATATCATACGAGATGACACTTCTGTTTGCATAAGGGGCATAGGCCATTGGAAGATGCTTCAGCCAGCCATCTGGTGATCGCCAGTCTGTCAAATACGTGGCCGCAAGAAGTAATACTGGCCGTATCTTGTGTAATATCATTGAATGATATTGCACAAGTTTCCCTTTTACTAACACTGTTGCTTATAATGATCTCTTTGATATGTTGTGGCATAACATATACCGCAAGACCATGCGACTCTTCGACCACTGGTCTGGCACTATACGGATCGCCATTAAACACTGCGGCCCGTTCTGTCAGAGACTGCTTTGGTATGTGAATAGGCCGATTTGCAGTAGGCTTCAACATGGTCGATCCCAGAGGGAATAGGCAATCAATCTGCGTTGCGATATATATAAGCGGAACTCTCCTGGCTTGTCTATCTGAACCCTCTTCTGTCGCCGAAAACTCGATGCCTGTGAAAGACCATTCGCACGGCATTAAAGGCCCGCCACACCACTTTCGCGATACAGTATAATAGCGGGCCTCTTGGGGGCTATATTCATATGTGGAATCTAAGGCCATGTTCGTGACGGTTCCAACAACACTGATATAGTCATCGCTAGCCGGATTCTTATACATCTTGTTCGTATACAACTTGTAGCCAATCTCACGCCTAATTGCGAAAACTGCTGGAAAGCCAGAGGCTGGCGTCGATTTCATATGATTGTGTTGTGCTTGTATATGGCAAGGGCAACATAATCAATTTTTTTGGCACTTCGTGGTCAGTCTATTCCTTCTTGTTCTTGATGGGCGCCAAGACAAGTTTAACTTCGCCCAGATTCGCCACCATGTAGCGTAAGATGAGAGGGTAGTCATTCTTCAGATACAACTCGATGCTCGGGCATAGAGTGGTGCACTTGGTGAAGAGAACAAGGTGCTTCAGTTGGAAAACCCCCTGCACAATCTCATTCGTGGTCCCCTTCGTCTGAACCTTCATCGATGCCTGATTATCCGCGATCACGGTCTCCTGCTCAGCGAAGTCGCCCATGCAACGGAAAATCAGGTTGCTACCACTGCTCGTGATCTCCATCTTCTCGCCTAAGACATTCATGTCGCGACAGATCTTCTGGAAATCCGTGCTGTGCATGTGGATAATGCTGGTGAAGTTGAGACTCGGGATACTGATGTCCTCGACATCCGTGTCGAAGAGTTTGAGATAGAAGTTCGTGATCTGGGACTTCTCTGTGTTCTCCATGCGGATCCCCAACTTGTTCGGGTTGTTCGCCGGCAGGTAGAGGGTCAGGCTGTCATTATTACCCATAGTCTTGATCAGTTTGAAAAGATAGATCATGTTCACGCCGAGCACATGTTTCACAGGGCAATAGAAGTTCTCGAACTTGTCCGCATGCAGACGGAGATATACGAGAACCGTGTGCGTCTCGTCTACCGCCACGATCTTAATACCCTGCGAGTCGAACTCCAGGTTCGCCTCCGTAAGGATCTCCTTCAGAGCCTCGATTAAGGTGCGAAAAGCACCAGACTGCACGGTCTTCACCTCAAACAGATTTCCATTCCCATTTGACGTGGCCTTTGGTTGTATGGACATTCTCTTCTCCTTGTCGGACGCTTTCTGTCTTTAGGCGAATTCCCGCAAAAAGGCAGAATCTAAAGGTGCCGGGTGGATTAAATCAATACCCATTTTTCCTCGTTTTATTATAGTTTTTGAATGTCCTATAGGCGGCTACCGCTGTAGCCGGCAATAGTGATTTTGCATTCTGAAGAAAAGATCCCATTACACCTGGGAAAAACCCACCCTTCATTACCCTTTTATACGTTTTACGTCTACGATGTTTATGCGTACGACGAGCACCACCAGTAGCGTTCAATACAGGCCTTGCAAGGCCAACTTGTGCGGTATTTACTGTAGATCCAGCCGACCCAGATGGCTCCACGTAGCCACGCTGTAAATATGATAAGGGCAATCCACCCGCTCTTTGCTTTCTATTTTGTCTCGTCTTTGGCATTTCTATATTATGTTTAATATATTTATTCATCTTCAATTAGGCCAAGTTTACGCGCCTTTCTCGTGTATTTTTGTTGTACTTCTCTAGCGCGTTTTTTTGTAAGCCGTTTCTTCCGTATCAACTCCTTTACATCTGTAAGGTTTTTCTGGCTTGTTGCCCTTGTTCTTATAAAGTCAAATTTAATTAGTTTCAACTGAATCTTATGCTTTTTTATGATATGCGATAAAAAGGTCTCAGAATGCATTTGCCTTTTTTTGGAATATTCCAAGGCCTCATCAAAACGGTTTCCATAAAATTTCATCTCTTCTGGGCGCCCTATGGCAAACCGATCGTTTACCTTAGATTTATTAAAACCATGTCTTGCAAAATCCGGCATATACACTTTATCTGTGAAGGTAAACCATTCTACATCTAAGGGCGTGATGTATGTAACATCTGGACGACAATACATGACATGCGTGTACATTTGCTCATTTTTTAACCATAGGGATGTAACCTGTTTTAAAGACCACAGTGAAAGTATAAAATTATGCACGGTATCAATTGACTTATTTTCTAATTCCCAGGGATTTCCTTTCGTTGTATATTTTTTGGGGTTTATTTTCTTAAAAATATAGTCTTGATTTTCCACGATAGAATCAGTAGGTTTCAACAATTTATACTCGTTGTTGTCCAACTTAATATCATGTTCATGCGCGTGCGGATTCTTATATTCTCCATGTATTTTATAAGTATGTAAAAATACGTCGTAATTTATATTGGCGTCTTTTAGGGGCTTGAATACGCATTGTTCAATAGATGGCTCAGTAAATTTCAGAGATCGCGATAGGCCCCAGAAACAAATTGCAACTCTTTTAAGAAGATAGTTGTGATAACATAGGGTTTTGTTTATGTATTTGAATTTGTCCGAGTATTTTTTATGTATGGCATTTATAAATTTAAAGTCCGCATTACGTCTGTGATTATCCCAGCGTATATCCCCTATATATTTTCTCGGAACTATAAATTGCGACGTATCTATTAAAAACAATTTAACCTTATCGCCTTTCGCAACCCTTTTTTCCCGAACGCGATTCTGATCCCAAGTATAAATATAGTCTGGATCTAGGTCGCTATAGGTCGTCCAAAATTCAGGATGTATAATATTATCGTCATCTACAATATAAACAAAACCGTCCTCAATAAGGTCTATGGCATGATTGATCTGTGGATGACCACAGACGCCCTCTTTATCATAGTTTATTTCTTTGATTTTAGCATGCCCTTTGAATTGATGGGTATACGAGCGCCCCTTTGACGTGTCATATATGATGTACCACATATGAATCATTCTAAAGTCAATAGAATCATAGATTGCCTGTAAATTATCTCGTCTAGAGCAGGCTGTTATTACAGATAACATCCCTTACTACAATTGTCGGAGATATATTACCGCCCCGTCCACACTTTTATCAAAGGCGATTTCATATATTCATTATCATATTCTTTGATATATTTATAGAACGGGTATCCCCATTTGGTGGTATTTAGTACAAAGCCCATCAATACTTCCTTCTTGTGATTAGCCTGTAAAAGGCAGGCAAATACACGTTCAAATGTCTGCCGATTCTTACGTGTGGTAATAAGGGGCAGCAGTCTAGCGAGGCCATATTTCTCATCTATCATTTTCACAAAGTCATGAGTAATAACGCTCATTGCACCAAAGCAACCCTTCCAGGCACTTTTATCTGCGTGCAACTCTAAGAGGTCCTCATGGTTTTTCAGAGCCTTTATAAGGCGTATTTCATTTTTGGGTTTGTCCCAGTAATGATTGAATTCCCATATTATTTTATACTTGTCAACCTTGAAATCAATGTGTTTATTTATAAATACCCCATCATGTAGTACTACAGCAGTAGGAAACCATTTATGTCTGGAATAATAGTAATAGGGTAAGAGTTCACCCCTGCCCGGGAATTCAGATTGAATGATCTCTGTCTTGTATAAAACGCGCTCGGTGACGTAGTTAGAATCGCTATTGTCATCTATAATAACGATTTTGCACTCAGGATAAAATTTTCGTATACAATCATATGATTCCTGCCAGTATAAGTTCGTTTCCTTGGAATTTACATGGCGCAGTACTATAAAACCAATATCCTTATCAGATTTACGGGCTTTTCTTGTCTTGGCACTCTTTGCCCCTCTAATTTTTATTGTTTTATTCAATGGCATTTGTCGCCTCTGATATCGTATAATAAATAATCCCGGAACTATAGATGGCTATCGCCACTAGAAAGGTTAAAACGCATGAAATGCGCACAACGCATAAAACAAGGCGCGTATTACATAGTAAGGCAAATCTTAGAGTGGGGTTAATGGCCATATTCAAAAATGAGTCCATGGGAATACGTGAATGGATAGAGCATTATGTGTGGCAGGGAGTAGATAAAATACTACTTATAAATAACAACTCTACAGATAACTGGAAAGGGGAAATAAAGGGGCTTGAACAGCACGTTACTCTCAAGAATGGCCTTAAAAGACACGCGCAGAAGTATCATTACAATAGGCTGGGCCAGCCTTGGTGCAAAGAGCATAAGATAGATATTCTCATAGTACTAGATCTAGATGAGTACTTATTCTGCAAAAATAAGAAGAATCTCAAAGAAAACCTACAAGACATATTTTCAAAGGCAGATCACCCATCTGAGATCCGTGTAAATTGGACGATGTTTGGCTCAAGCGGCCACACAAAACAGCCTGAGAGTATCCGCAAATCATTTACTATGAAGAAGAATGGGATAAACAAAAATATAAAATCAATTATATGGGTCAAGGATCTAAATAAAGACGGTTTTAGAATTCACTGTCATTCTATAAAAGGCAAGTCGATAAAATTACCATCTATATTTAAATTAAATCACTATGCCATACAATCAAAGGAGTTTTTTAAGAAGGTTAAAATGTCAAGAGGCGATGCATCAAATCCAAAAACGGAACATATAAGAGACTGGGCGTATTTTAAACGTTATGATTTCAAGGATAGAAAGGATATACAACTAAAACAACTATTGGAAAATTCTGATAATATAATTACTTAGTCCAAAAATTGACCCAAGGGGGTACCCTTTGGCTAAGTATACAATAATGGCTGATCAGTATAAGAAACATACTCACCGTGAGCATATTCTCGAGTTGCCTGATACCTATGTCGGCAGCACAGAGACTCACGAGGAGATCAGATGGGTCTACGATGCCGCATCAGGTAAGATGGGGCATCATAAGGTGGCGTTCAACCCGGGCTTTTATAAGATCTTTGATGAGATCCTGGTAAATGCCCGCGATGCCCTTGTTCGTAGCCAATCTAGCAAGCAGGACCCTACTAAGCAACCTATCAAACACATTGAGATTACAGTAAGTCGTAGTACTAATGGCCAAGTTGTAGTTGATGTAGAAAATGACGGAGACGGTATTCCCATCGAACTCCATGCAGAACACAAGGTCTATGCGCCCGAACTCATCTTTGGTCACCTCCTCACTAGCGGCAACTATGACAAGAGCGAGGAGAAGATCGTCGGTGGAAAGAATGGCTATGGTGCTAAACTCACGAACATCTTCAGCAATAAATTCACGCTCAGCACTCGCCACCCTGCCTCTGGCCAGCGCTACACACAGGTCTGGACGGACCACATGGCGGTCGCATCAAAGCCTTCCATCGTGAAAGACAAGGCCACCAAGGGCTTCGTCAAGATCGCATATGAGCCCGACCTGTCCCGCTTCCCCGGGCTCAACCTGGATGCGATGATCCAGGTGCTTCATACCCGCGCGATCGAGTTGGCCGCCATGGCCGGCAAGGACGTCAAGGTATCCTGGAACGGCGCCGTCATCGCAACAAACACGTTCGAGAAGTTCATAAGCCTCTTTATCCGCGATGGGACCACTCATGCGTATGAGCGCTGCGGAGAGCGCTGGGAGGTCGGTGCAGTGCTGGCGAAAAACCTGTTCGCCGAGGACGAGTCCCCCGATGACCGCCACATCTCCTTTGTGAACGGTATCAATACTCGCAAGGGCGGAAAGCACGTGGAGTCCGTGCTGAAGGCCATTCTCGGCTCGTTCGTCGAGTTGGCCAAGAAGAAGAAGATGGATATCAAGCCGGCGCAACTCAAGGACTCCGTTGTGTTCTTCATCAACGCGACCATCGTGAATCCCGCCTTTGATTCCCAGACGAAGGAGACCCTGACGACTCCTGCGGCCAAGTTCGGCTCCGTATTCAAATCGGACAAGATGGCCGACTATCTCATCAAAATCGGCCTTCTAGAGGAGGCCCAGGCCATCCTCGACGCAAAGGCCGCCAAGGACGCCAAGAAGACGGATGGGTCCAAGCGCAAGACGCTGCGCGGTCTTCCTAAACTGGAGGACGCCTTGTGGGCCGGCACGGCCAAGTCCCCCGACTGCACACTCATCCTTACTGAGGGAGATTCAGCCGCCGCGTCTGCGATCGCGGGCCTCGCTGTCGTGGGGCGTGAGCGCTGGGGTGTCTTTCCTCTGCGTGGTAAGATGCTGAACGTGAAGGACATCAGCCAGGAGAAATTCAACAAGAACGAGGAGTTGACCTCTATCAAGAAGATTCTCGGCCTCGAGCAAGGCAAGGTCTATAACACAACTGCCTCGCTCCGGTATGGGCGCGTGATGATCATGACTGACCAGGACCATGACGGCTCCCACATCAAGGGTCTGCTCATGAACTTCTTCCACACCTTCTGGCCCTCCCTTTTAGTCAAGGGCTTCCTCTGCTGTCTCGCAACACCGCTGCTGAAGATGAGCAAGCGCGGCGTCGTCAAGTCGTTCTACAGCCAAGCCGAGTTCGAGGCCTGGCGAGAGGGTGAGAGTGGCGGCGGCGGTGGTGCCAGTGCCAGTGAAAACGCAACTCGTGGTTGGACCATCAAATACTACAAGGGTCTGGGCACATCCACAGCCCAGGAAGCCAGGGAGTGGTTCAAGGACCTCTTCGACATGAAATACGAGTGGGACGAGGCGTCCGATGACGCAATTTGTCTGGCCTTCTCTAAGAAGCGTGCTGACGACCGTAAGGAATGGCTTAAGACCTATGACTCTCGGCGCACACTCGCGGTTGTCAAGGGTGGTAAGGTCCCCTATAATCGCTTCATCCACGACGAACTCATCCACTTCAGCAATGCCGATAATCTGCGCTCTCTGCCTCACGTTATGGATGGTCTCAAGCCGTCGCAACGCAAGATCCTCTACTGCTGTCTGAAGCGCGGACTCCGGTCCGAGATCAAGGTTGCCCAACTCGCCGGCTATGTATCCGAGAACGCGGCCTATCACCACGGTGAGGCGTCTCTCAACATGACGATTGTTGGCATGGGCCAGAATTTCGTCGGCAGCAACAATGTCAATCTCCTCTTTCCGAGTGGCCAGTTCGGCTCTAGATTGATGGGTGGGCAGGATGCCGCACAGCCGAGGTATATCCACACCTACATGGAGCCGATTGTAGACGCGATGTTCAAGAAGGAGGATGCAGCCATTCTCAAGCATGTCGACGATGACGGCGAGGTCGTGGAGCCCGAGCACTATCAGCCGGTCGTGCCCCTCATCGCCATCAACGGCGCCCTCGGCATCGGCACTGGCTTCTCCACCAATATCCCCCCTCACAACCCCAGTGACGTGATTGCGCTGCTGCGCGATCGCCTGAATCTGAGCCGCAGCACCCTATCCGGCCTCGCCCTTCAGCCGTGGTGGTATGGGTTCAAGGGGACCATCCACCGGACGGCCGAGTCGACATGGCAGACTCGCGGAATTGCGACGTGGGATGATGCTAAGCACACGATTACCGTCACGGAGTTGCCAGTTGGCACGTGGACCAAGGACTACAAGGCCTATCTCGACACGCTATGCACGGGTGACAAGGAAAAGGGTATCAAGCCCGTCCTAGAGTCATTCGATGACCTATACAATGACACGGAGGTGAAGTTCATCCTATATTTCGACTCCGACACCTACTTCGAGATGCGCACGGACCAGGCTGCAGCCGACAAGATGCTCCAACTCTCTACGACGTGGCACACGACCAACATGGTCTGTTTCAGCCCGGAGATGAAGATCAAGCGCTACGGGACTGTCGGAGACATGATGGAGGACTATTACCAGGTCCGGCTGAAGGGTTACGAGACCCGGAAGGAACTGGAGATCCGGCGCCTCGAGCGTGAGTTGGTCGAATACGACGCGAAGGCCCGGTTCCTCTTGGCTTTGTTGGAAGACCGCATGGACCTACGGCGTAAGTCGGACGAGGCGATAGTGGAGGCTCTGAAGGCGGAGAGGCTACCGGCACTCGACGGGATGGATACGCCTGATTCCGTGGATTCCTATGAATACTTGCTCCGGATGCGTATGGACCGTGTGAAGGCCAGCGCCGTAGAGGATGCCCGGAAACATGTGGAGGCCGTGAAGGCTGCCCTGGAAACCCTACGGGGCACGAAGGCCGAGGAACTGTGGACTCGGGATTTGGAGGTCTTCGAGAAGTCGTGGGCTTCTCTCCAGGATGCTCGCGAGGCTGCACGTAGCGGCACAGTCTTGCGAAAGGAGCCGAAGAAGGCTATCAAGTTGAAGGCGTCCGTCACATGAAAGGGTTCAACGGCAGAGACTTTGTTCCCGCAGAACTGAGATGAACCGATCTGGCGAGAGGCACCGGCATGTGGCTGATATCGTTCAAATAATACATGTAGTGGTCAACGGCGCTGAGAATGTGTGGGACTGACCAGTTGACGACTTTTTCATTGAGATCTGAGATCTGCCCCGGGATATCATACGGCAGGTTCTGCGAATATTGGAGATACATGGTCCGCATGATTATGCTGAGTTCATCTACGGATTGGTCATCGATATTGTATTTCTTCGGACCAGACTTCTCGTATACGGCCTTGCGTATGGCGCGTTGGAGGGTCTCGATGTTCTGTTTGCTGAAAAATGTGGCAGACAGCGCGGTCTTTTCCCAGTTCCCCCGGAGGGCATCCGCGTCGAAGGTTTCCTGGGCGCTCGTCCGGTAAGAGAATCCGGGGACTTCCGAGTGTCCACCGGCTCCGGCCCCCGCGGTTAAATTCACACGGCCATTCATTCCGCCTACCGGCAGAGGATTCGTATTCGGTAAAACAAGTCCAGGCTGAAAGTCCATTCTGATTGTAGCCAACTTTCCCTACGGGCGAAAATACCAGATATATAAAAATATTTTCTATCCCGAAGGTATAATAAATGACGTCTGTTGCTCCTTCTGCCGGTGGCTTCTCTCAATCTAATGGATATTTCGTGGCGACGGGTAGCGTCCAACTGCAGGAGTATACGCCTGGGACTGGCTCTGGCGGCTCTTTCCGTGTTGGCACCTTTGCAGCCGGCACAGCCTTTGCCGCGGCGTCCGGCGATGTGCTGCGTGATATGGGGAAGACCGTGGTTTCTAGCGGCCGCACTTTCCGGAAGGTGCAGTTCGTGTCTAGCATAGTGGGTGTTCCCGGTGGTGTTACTGACACACGTGACTCGGCTCACCCCACGGTGGCGTTCCGCACTGGCTACATTGAGGTTGGCGGTGGCCTCTTTGGAAATGGTTCTGCGATTGTGCTGCCCGCTGTTCAATACTACCCGTCCTTAATGTAAATTGCCTTAACGGCAGTAACCTTAACGGCAGTAACCTTAACGGCAGCAGCCTTAACGGCCAATCTACAAATTTATCCGTTCCATAATAATGTAACGGATAAATATAGATATTATAAATAGTATGGCAAAGCAACTGATGTTCCTAGGTGCAGATATTAGCACAGTAAATTGGTATTATATATTTTACATCATCTTCTGCATTGCATTCATTATGGCCGGCACAAATAAACTGGGCGGAATGGGAAAACCCAGCACAGTCATCTTCGTTATCGGCAGCATCATGACCTTCTATTTTTTCGGAAATCGCTGGTTTGGTGCTGGTGCCAAGGCCGGTCTCGTCTGGCCGCCTGTAATAAACAGTTGCCCAGACTATTTGACGTATATTCCCAAACTACCAAGTCTCACAAACGATGGATGTGTGGATTTACTGGGCGTATCGACCAATGGTGGAATGACGAAGATCACTGAAGATGAACTCGGGGAAACGAAGCCAACCTTGACCAGTATGAAGACGTTCCCTTATACGTCGGCTGATATTGTCAATACTACAGACGCTACTACACTAAAGGGTATTTGTGATATGTGCGCCACTAGGGGGCTCACATGGGAAGGCGTATACGACGGAGACACATGCACAGGTATTAAAAGGGCCGGTCTGGATCTTGCTAAATCAGGCAATTGTTCTGTATAAAGCCTAAAGATAAATTCGTCTCTCTAATTAATGACATATGCGAATCTTCATCCGAGTGTAGAAATATCACTCAGACGATGGTTGGCCAATCAAACTACAGCCGCATTTCTTCTCGTTGGCCCCCCTGGAGTGGGTAAGACCACACTCGCCAGAGAAATTCTCAAACAAGAAACTTATCGTATTATCGAACTCAACGCCAGCCATACACGCAGTGGTCAAGCGTTCAAGAAGCAGATTATTCCGCTTCTCACACAGGTATCCGTTCTTGAAGCGATGTCCTCTTCTCCAAATAACAAACTCGCCATCCTACTTGATGAAATAGATGGGCTCAGTCTCGGAGAGAAGGGTGGGCTCAGTGAACTGCTCGACTATATGCGCTATTGGAAGCCGGATAATGTGGGACACCCGCTAATACTCATCTGCAATGAAATCAAGGGGCGTGCCTATCAATATATAGTCCGCCTGAGCACATATATGCCGATGGAATTTCCAAGCCAAACTATCAAAGACTGGCTCGGCCACTCGTTAATACCAGAAATCCTCGCGAGTGCCGATCTCCGTGTGATATTACGAGCGATCAATGGACGCAGGCCAAGGTATCTAGATTACGAGGAGCAAAACGAAATAATCGTATCAGAGGGTCCTCAGCAGGAAGAAGAAGGGGAGGAGCCAAGCACTGACATTCTAAAATACAGCCATTCTTGTCTATACGAATTGTGGGACCCCTTCATTATACCGAACGTCGAAAATAACCTGGGGAATTTGTCTGGTCTCTGCGTGCACGAAAATATGCATGAGCGCTTATCCGGGATAGATGGCGCGTGGTCCATATACAAGAAATTCATGGAAATTTTCTATATCAGCGACAAGGCAGACTATTGGGCGTTTTTCTATCAGAACTGGAATCTATTGAAGCCGAGTTTCCAACTCAAACTCAAAATTGTGAATGCATTCCTCTCAGAATTCCCCTCGCAAACCGTACCCCCCATATCGAGCCTACAATTCACACAAGTTCTAACACGCCAATCATCCATGTATAATACTTGGAAACAGATGATTCAGTATTCGGATCAACACAATATAAGCATAGAGAGTGTGCCCAGACATATCAGTGAAGCGCGCAGCATAGGGCTCCCTGCAAACCAGGCCAAAAAAATCCAATCGATGAATATCCCCAAACATTTGTGCGAATACTAGCCTGATAAAAATTGAACACTGGGTAGGCACTTTTTAGATACACATACAATGGGCCAATACTACTACTCTGTTATTCTTGATTCTGCAGGAAAGATTGTTGTATGGATGAATGCATTCGGATATAACGAAGGAGTGAAGTTAATGGAGCACTCACATGTTAAAGGCTCGTTCGTCAACACCTTTGAATTCTCCTTGAGCCCAGAAGGCGCATATTACAAGAGCCGTGTCGTGTGGGCAGGAGACTACGCTGACAAGGAACCAGGACAAGAAACCAATTTACATGAGCAATGCAATGCCAACGAGTCTAGTTTGATTCGACCTGATCCGAAGTATGCTCATAAATACCGCTATATTGTCAATCATACCAAGAAGCAGTATGTAGATAAGTTGAGATATCCTAAACAAACTATTCACCCTCTACCTATACTGACTGCCGAGGGAAATGGTCGTGGTGGCGGAGATATTTGCAATGCAGCCCCATTTGCGGGTTCATGGGCGCGCGACATAATTTCCGTAGAAGAGGCAATCACCGATATTGAAAACTTCCAAGAGGTAGATTTCAATATTGAGATAGAATGAGCATTTAGATGTGCATCTAACTCATTTCCGATTCATGCAAGAGTCTGACCAAATGAAGTGGCTCTGTGCGTCCCAGCCGCATCGCGCGACCAATGATCTGTTTTTCCTCTTCCTTCCGCATATTGTGCATTAACACTATATGCGTCGAAGATTTAAGATCAATACCAGCCCCAGCCTCCGCACTGTTCATAAGTAGAACACGTATATCACCCTTCTCGAACTGCTTCAGAATACTCGAGATATGGTCCTTGTTTCCACGAACGGCTGCCACGCGAACCCCCAACTCTGATAACTTGTGCTCTATCTCAAGAAAGGGATTATCATAGCGATTGAATACTAGAAACCTGCCACCCGTGGTTTCCGTTATCAGACTGAGAAGCGCAGATTTTTTGCTAGGTAATTGGGGAACTACGACTGTATTTTCAAGCGCATTCTCCAGACCAATGCGTTTCAGAGATCGGAATTCGAGGGCTGCTCTACAGAGTGGGCAACTCGCTGCTCTCTGAATACAGTTTATAATACACTCTCCGCAGAATAGCCTTGAGCAGCAGGCGACAAGGGTCGGCAAAGTGGGCGCCTCATAACATATGGCGCAAATCTCATCCTTGGCATTTATTATGCGTCGAGTCAGACTCTCAATCTGATCCTTGATTGAGGCAATCTTCGTTTTTAAGGCAGATATGGCTGTATCCTTTGCTTGCGGTGTCGCATAATCAATAGACTCCTTGAATGCTAGCGTCTTCTCCAGACGGTCAAGGTCCTTCTGCCGTGTTTCACACAGAGCACTAATAAGAGAACCCTGGTTCGTATTTACTACACCCAATTTTTCGAGAGCACCCTGCACATCCCCTGCATGCAGTAATTCCTGGATTTCTGGGCTGACAAATTGAGATACGAGGCGATGTTGAATTGGCGCTTCACATGAAATACGAGCCTCTATAATGGCCGGCGCCCTCCAACTCTGTTCCATGAACTTTAGACTCGACCGCAAGACAAGATGGCCCCTGTTTGGGTGTTTCGTAATGAAACTTGAGAAGAAGTTGCTGCTTTTTATGTCATAACGAGAATAATAATTATTACCATTGGTGACCTGGTCATTCTGAAGCATCGCCGCCAATTCGGAATTCATTCCAGCCACTATTCGCCGATTCAAATATGATTCAGTCATATACATATAGAGGCCCTGAAAAAGCAGATTCGTCCATGTCGCTGTGATTAACCAATAGAAGTTCGCGTTAGGCATAGGGACCGTCGAAGTAAACTGTATGCTGTCGACCTCATCAAATATTACACGTTTCCACTGAATCGAAAACCTTGCTGACACAGACATGAAACTTTTTATAATGGTATTTGACATCAGTGTAATATCGCGCTCCTTGATATTCTGGAAGAAGTCTGGCTTTTCGAATGCCTTCAGAGTCTTGACTTCGAGAAAACTGAGTGTTGTCTGTTGTTGGATTGCATATTTCCATTGATGGTATAGTGTGTGGGGCACGATAATCAGTGTATTTCCAGAACACTCTACCGTGTGAACTGGCTTCTGACTCCAGAATCTCGCCTTTGAATATTCATGGATTCTCGAGAATGTGTTGCGAGGCACTGTAGCCTTCACATTCGAAAGATGACCGAGCATCATAAGCGTCTTTCCAGATCCGACAGTATCACCTAAGATTGCAAATTGACTACAGTGTGTCTCGTCGCCGATTGTGAACCCCTCAACTGAGGTTGCTTCCTTCTTTTCCATGGCACTGACCATGGCAAGTTGGTGTGGTTTCAGGGCCACCTTGATATGTTGAGGTTGTGTGGCCATATCGGAATCCTCTGTCAGACCATTCAATAATGGCTGTTCATATATATCCAACATTCTATTTACAGAGTCATCTCTGGACATTATATTCTATTAGGGCAGACCCGATAAATGTTTAGACCGGTTTTCTATAGGTCCGCAAAGAAGCCTCTTATTTCATCATCCTTTATAAAATCACTTAGTGTCTTATCTGTCTTCTTTATGAACCTATTATTTGCCGTGCGTAACTGAGTCTTATCAAATGTGTTATCACCATGATTTATCACTAACATGACCTTCATGGCGTCCAATTGTATGAGGGGATTCTTATATTCTTCTAAGAATGACTTTTCCTCGGCGAAAGCGACGGTCTCATCATAGGACCGGGTCTGGCTATAGCGTTTTCTCCAGGCCATTGTACCATTTGTGGCATGTAGGGGGAAGTAGGGACCGATACTGTAGATTTCCTTGGTATCCGTGAAATACATGTGAATATGGCTTGATCCGGCCAGATCTACTGCGGGCTTTTTTTGTAGTGCGGTTACCGCAGCAGAAACACGCTCTGGAAAATAAAAGTCGTCATCATCCATGGCGACCAATATATCCCCATTGGCTTCTTGGTTAAGACGGTTCCGTTTTTCGCCGATCGTCATCTTTTCTTCGCTGAATATATACTTTAGAGTTGGCAGATTTTTACTTTCTTCTTCTAAAAGGTCGCCAATTGGTTCTTGACCATCATCGTATATGATCCACTCCATACGATCTCTGGGATAGGTTTGTTGCTGGACCATTTTAATAAGGAAAGGAATGAAACGTCGGCGATTATATGTCGGCGTTACAATACTTACGAGGGGGAGCATTCTAAGTGTCTTATATGGCTGCGGGTTTAGACAGGTTTGTAACCATGAAATGAAGATGGGCCATTAAATCTACCTAGGGGGGTGCTGCTGGGGGCTGCTTGTGCGCTGGCGCCACTTGAGCCGCTGGTGCCGCTGGTGATACTGGAGGCGCTGGGCCCTCTGGGCCCTCTGGAGCCGCTGGGCCCTCTGGAGCCGCTGGTGCCGCTGGTGCCGCTCCCTTTTCATTTGTCGCTGCATTCGTCGCTGCATTCGTCACATTTGTCTTTGGAGCCGCTGGTGCCGCTGGTGCCGCTGGTGCCGCTGGGGCCGCTGGGGCCGCTGGGGCCGCTGGGGCCGCTGGGCATGAAGCAGCGGGTTCGGGTTTTTTACAAGGGTTTTTATCCCCACCGTATTTACTTGCAAAACTCGCAGCCTCGCCTTGAGCCAATTCTCGTGATTTTTCCCAACCGGCCTTATATAGTTCGGTAACCATTTTTTGCGCCAATCGACTGTTATCATTCTCCTTATAAACAAAGGGGCTCAATAATGCAAAAAACGCCTTCTTCCAACCATCCTTTGAATCATCTTCATTACGTGCTAATAAAGGCAAGAATGTATAAAATCTCGGAGGATTGCCATTATATATATCATAGATGAATTTAATATACACAACAGGAAAATATACCTTGCCAAGTGGACCTAATGAAAATGGAATTGGAATGGACAATATCATACCAAAGACAAAACTTAGAAGACGCATCTGCCAACTGTATCCAATTGCGTAATTTGCAGATATTACACCACCAAACACTATGAAAACAATTTTAAGATAAAACATGGCATCTTTTAAAATGTTAAGAACAACTTCATTACGAGATTGAGGTGCCTTTATTACCGGCTTTGTCTGTTTTCCCTTCTCTGTCTCCTTGACTTCCTTGACTTCCTTGACTTCCTTGACTTCCTTGACTTCCTTGACTTCCTTCGCTTTATCTTCAAAATTATCCTCTTCAAATAGTCTTGTCAGTCTATAATACCCCCTATTCAATATACCCGTCAAGCGGTCAGTTATCATCTATTTGATACAAACAATTTGAATTGAAATTATTCTATCGCACTATATTAGGGGTATGGACTATTCCATCGTAGTTCCATCATACAATCGAGCCGAAGGCTGTCGCGATAAAACTCTTGCCGTATTGCATCAATATAAGATACCCAATGAGCGCATTTTCGTAGTTGTAGCAGACAAAGAACAAAAGGCGCTATACGAGTCTGTATTAGATCCTAAGACATACGGCAAAATATTGGTAGGTGTTAAAGGTCTTACAGAAGTAAGAAACTGGATATTTGACTACTTTCCAAAAGGCAAGCCTATAGTCTCATCTGATGACGATATATCCGGATTCATTGAGTTTACTAATAAAACAAAGAGACATGAAAGGCCGCTCCGGAGTCTAAAGGATATCATAAAACGCGGGTTCTCAGAATGCAAGAAGGCCGACTGCAGATTCTGGGGGGTCTACCCCAGCGCCAATGGATTCTTTATGAAGGATACAGTCTCCACTGATCTGAAATTCTGTGTGGGACCATTCTGGGGCTGTTTTAATCCTGGCAAGGAGATCCGCATAGACATTGGTCAAGGTGAAAAGGAAGACTATCAGCGCACCATACAGTTTTTCAAGGCGGATGGGGCGGTCGTGCGTCTCAACTTTGTAGCACCAAAGACTGCCGTATATAAGACGCCCGGTGGCCTACAATTTGGCAATCGTCTGAAACGCGAACATCAGACTATCAAAAAAATGATGAAGAAATACCCTGGTTGGATTAAACTGAATCCAACCAGGAAATCAAAGATGCCAGAAATAAGATTGATGGACCCGACTAAGACTAAGACGGTGACGAGGAAGAAGCGGGATTAAACTTTTCTTAAAAGTGCTTTGCGCATCATTCTAAAAAGCCCTTTTGCGCACTTTTCTTAAAAGCACTTTTTGGGCACTTTTCTTAAAAGTGCTTTGCGAACTTTTCTTAGACCGCTGGGCATTTGAAACGGGCACTTTGCGGGGCGTTGCCCCGCAATTTGTGCCTTCAAATGACTCAGCGGCCGGCGGCCAACGGGCATTTAAAATGCCCGTTGGTCTAAAAGTGCTTTTTGATATACTTTTTCCTAAAAAGTATGCTAGGTAGCATACTTCATTCCACCCATACCACTTTCCACTACAAAGAAGTTCAGACTCTCCACATAAATCTGATAATTCATAGTAAACTGGCTGTCTTGTATCAAGGGCCACAAATCAATATCTATCTGGAATTTACGAACCCGACTCGTATTCAATGTGCCACTCGGTTTGATCCATTCCGATGTATCCAAAGAAAACGGATAAATTGCCAGGCCTGGTGGAAACACTCCCCTTGCATGTTTCCACGATGCCACTTCATTAAATTGATGCAAAGGCAGTATTTCCTGGATCTCATTACCGTCGCACAAAATACGTATTTGCCGTATTATATCCTGCTGTATACCTACCGCATTCTGTCCAGAAGAGCCGCCTAGAAATACTAGAATATTTGTCGGCACAAATGGGGCAGCCGGATATTGCCACCAGTTCGTATAGTTTGTCCACGCATTTCTATATTCAATGGAATCACTTCTTCGTGGCAATATAATAAGCCGTGTAACAGGATTATGTGTAAATAATTCAAATAATTTACGGGTTGTAATATCTGCAAAATTATACTGAGAGACCTGTCTTACGAGATATGTAAGTGCCTTCGTAGAAAATGTAAGACGTTCATCGTCAGTTAAAAATACCTGGGTTGTCTGTATCCGCGGATTCAATGGCCACGTATTTAAATCTGGAATCTCGTAACTAAAGTCCGTCAAAAAGTTGCGAATATATGACTCCGATGCATTAGTCGCCGTGCTATATACTACATTACCAATATCTTGCTGTAGAGGTGTATTGGATGGATCCACACGATACCCTGGCCTCACGCGATTCCCATTGGGATCAAGAATCGTATATAAATCCTGTATTGGCCGTAGGGTCAATTGCACACTGCACTCGTGGTATTGTAATGCGATAAACGGTAAAGATACACTGGTATTCTTTGTAAACCAGAAGCACAGGGGCAATATGATAGTTCGACCCGGGATAGAGGGAAAGTTATTCTGGGTCCCCATGTTCGTAGTGTCATTGATAACATTGGGATAATATCCACTCGTGCGTATAGAACTACTACCCGATGGTATACCGGAGTATTTACCATTCGCAGGGTTGTATATTTCAGGCATATCCCCAACAAGGCTCTGCCACTTATTATACTGGGTCTCATCTTGATCCGTCAGGGCCGATGCAATAATATAGTCACTATCGAATTGTTGCACTAATGTCCCTCCCACAAAGAAGGAAGCGTCTTGAATGATCTGTGCACCAATATAGCGGACCCACTGAAACTCATATTGACTCGACCTGGTTTGCGGATTTACATACTTACTATATATGTCTGGCAAAGTAAAGGTAAAATACATGTCCATGAGTAAATCACCCACGCGTTTGATCGTAGCCCTTAGTTTTATGGGTTGATCGAAAAACAACTCCTGCGGCCCCTCTAAGGGCGTAGTCAGAGATTCAAATGCAAAATGGCTGTGCTTTTTAAGAATCGTGTAGAAATAGGTAAAATCAGGGTTTCCGTTCAAAATTACATTCTGAGAGCCGTAGGCCACCAAAATATACAATCCGCCACCTGCCATGACAACTCTTCTTGATACTGTGAAACAAGATGAGATGGCATTTTAGACCGCAATTAGACCCGGGTCCCATTCATGGTCCACCAAGTGTCTGATAGATACGGAGTCATTGCTGACGCATCAGAACCAACTACCTTTGAAGAGGGGCCCATATTCATTACTGTCTGGATTTCGCTGTATGTGAGCGCATAGCGGTAGTAAAAGACACGGCTCACAAGTCCCTTGGCTGAGCCATCCATGCTGAGTGTGGTCTGCGCATTTACATTATCGGATCCCGCTATGAATGCCGGGTCATTATCAAGAGACTTAACTGTCGCCGCTCTCAATGTTACTTTTCGGCTGCTAAACATATAGACATTTCCATAGTTCTGATAAGGAGGTGTTTTTCCACTAAGTGACAATTTACGTTTGAGATTACCATTGATATATACATATAGAACATTACTTTTGCATGATATTACAAGATGGAACCAGATATTTACCGGAATATTATCGATATCGACGAAATCATTCCATGTATTGAATGAATTCATATAGATGCGAACGGTATTTTTATCACCCCAGCAGAATATGCCCGGACTCATCAGCGGATAGGCCTTTGAGTATCCCTTATGTAAGATATGATATAACATATGGTTGCCGCTAGAGAAGGTGTCGCTGTTTAAATTAATGAACATGGAATAACTGAATTCCACGCCGGAACGCTGGTTCTCCGAGGTGTTAATAGTCTTCGCATTCTGATCCATAGGGTCCTGCACTGCTACATGACTCTTAGAACCTGACGGGTATGTATACGGAAATACTTCGAGATGTTCCTTTTTAATATAGGAGAATGTCTTATATAGATATTCAAGCATTGACATTGAAATATATAGGATAAGAACTATCGTGAAACCGAACAATATGTCGGTAACAGAATTATTTGAATTGAGTGACTGAGTAATACCAGACATACTTGGCATACTTGGCATACTTGGCATAGTTGGGCCACTTGATGCAGGTGCTTGTTCACTCATAGGCCTATCTATCGTCCATTAGGAAAATGTATTTTTAGGATTGCTTTGCCATGCTGGCGGAGACAGAAAATCCAGCAGGATTGAACATTGATGAAAGCCTAGTCGAAACCGACGTATCAAAGGGACCCGATTGATATATCTGATAGACTCTGTCCGGAGAATATGCAAAATCCGCCACCTGAGTCTTTCCAATGAGGCCACCAAATCCGAATGGGCCTCCAAGTGCCAATGTCGTAGAATTTCCGCTTACTACATATGCGCCTGCTAGAACACAACTACGTAACATTCTGCCATCAATATATACATCGACTGTTCTTCCATTTAGTATCACTGTCACATTCACCCAGCGCTGCAGTTCCACGTTTTCAATGTCGCACTTTAAAAACCCGGAAGAGTTATCGCCGTAATTCACACCTCCGCCGAAACTAGATCCTGACACTGGCCTCATATTACCAAGTTCAGATGCGGTCAATTTAGAGGTATCCGTGCTGACTCTCACGCCAAGTTTGCTCATATTTTGCCCAAGATACAAAACAAGCGTCTGAAACCCACTTGGCCCTCCACCACCACTTAGTTGCAGAAACGGTTTATTGAACCCCTTATTTGTGGCCCAATTGTTCACATATATCCACGTGCTTATGGAGTATTCGCCACCATCATATAACCCAGGCATGTTTGCGGTGTCCGCTGTGAATTTATTAGGATTAGCAGATTTTCCAGGCAACCCACCTTCCACCGGCGCGTATAGTATAATGTCCGTTAAGGAACCGTCACCATACAACCATTTATATAAGTAATATATAGCCAACGCGGATAGTATATACCAGATAATATTATAACTGCCACCACCAGAAGCGCCCGTATTTGACGATGGGTTATTTATAGCACTAGAGAGGTAATAAAACCCTATACCCACTATTAGCAGTATAAATACACCTGACGAACCAGAGTTCTCACCGGCCATTATATTCTAATCTGACAGAATAGTTTATGCATATTCAGAATTCCATTTATCCAGTGGTCCAATATTTTTACTCTTATTACAGCCTCCACCCGGGCAGGTAATTATCTCTAAAATGCCCTCTAATGAAAAATCTGGTAACATGGGTGCATCTGACTCTAAATACGGTTTTCCATCTGTAGCCGTATTTTCGGATATATAGTTTCTTACATCATCCATCGTCATCGCATAAGAAAGAAGATTGATATGTGCTATTTTACCACCCATGTGGCCGCTGGTATCCCCAATATATATTGGCTTGTCTTTGTCATACTCAGGCATCGACAGACATGTATGTGAGGCTTCTAAGCGACCATTCACATAAATATTGAATTTACGCCCCTGTTTTACTATAGCCACGCAACTCCATCGCTGTAAATATAGGCCAGGTATGTCTACAATTTCTGGATATGTGTCACCCATTACATAGATTTCCAATATAGCGGGGGCCATCATGAGGCTCCGCCCTGCATCCGGAGCAATTAAAAACTTTAACCGTTGTTTTCGCCCAATGTCAACGAGGGTCGCATATTCATTACCAACGGTTGCTGTGCGATTTAAAATAACGGGGTTTATATGAAATAGCAGAGTGCCTCCGGGTGTATTACTCCACGCATCCTTTAAATCCTCGGTTGATCCCACTTGTTTTGAAATAGATAACCGCATCTCCTCATCTCCTATTTGCTTTGGGGGTGTAGGCAGAGTCATGTAACGTACACCGTAAAATACACTATACGTTAAAAGAATTATTGCTACTATTAGCCAATATACACGCATCTAAGGATTGCTTATAAATTATTGAGTAGGCCGCATGTCTTTTGAAAAAGTGGCCTTATCTGTAAGATCGTTCATTCTGGCCCGCATCTCACTAGGTGTTATATCTTCTGCAAAGAGCCTTAAATTCATTACTTGTATGCCATTTGATATACCAACTGCCGTGGCATTCGATATAGATTTTGGAGTTGCACTATCGTCCATTATATTTTGGGGTGCATATATGGTCGTTGTGCCGAGTGTCCCGGGGTTGACTGTGTCCATTCTCAATTGTATAGTATGAACAAGTAGGCCATTCAAATAGGCTTCCATTGTATACTGCGTCTTAACAATACCTACTCGGAAGGGTGTATGAATAGGCACATTATCAATTAAGGCAGTTTGCAAATATGTATGTGTATTACCTGATTCAGTCGCCTTTCCTAGAATGGTCACCTCTACCCTATTTATATGTGGGTCCAGTTCCACTCGGAAAAAGCCTTCATCGCGTAATTGTATATCACTTCTCGAACTGCTTGTTCCCATCATGAAAAATGTGCGCTTAGAGTTTCCTGGGATATTTTGCGGCATCTCGTCCTTTATCAGCACATCCATGGTTAAACTGAAGGATGGCTGCCCGGCGATGATGTTAGAATAAATTGTGCTTCCTCCGGCATCTGGGGGTGTCCCAATGATAATATTCTTTATGTTGCGTTTCAGAATCCAATACTGCTCTGAAGTATCTGTGCCGGGCACTATAACAAAACCTTTTCCGCCCGGTGTCTTCTTAAAAATCGGAAAGAACCAGGCATCTACCGCCATCAGTATAATACCTAATAACAAGATACCGGCTATGATATACATAACTATCCGTAGAAGCCCACTTCCAGCCACGGGCTGTGATATCCCCTGCGCGTTCACTTTGGTCGGACCTGTTGTCACGGGTATAGCCGATGAGACGCGTGCACCGACAGTTTTTCCCAGTGATACGATTTGTTTCATATAGTCATCACCGGCCTTTGCGCGCCTGGGATCTGCCATATCTATAATACCGCTTAATTTATAATTGAATTGCATCGTAATTCAATTATAAATTAACGGAAGTACCGTGAATGTCTAGTAACTTAGGCATATCACGGTATAGTTATCATATTCTTTCGCGTTTTCTTGTCTGGCGGCCTGCGACTATACCATGTTTTCTCAGGGTCTGGGTTCTCGGATTATAGCCGATGCGCTTGTAATATGGCAGAGATTCGCTCGCCTTGCACTTTACCAGTTTCTCACGTAAATAACATACGAAGGAAAGGCGGCTGTAGCGCTTATCTATACCCTGTGTCCCCGTATCTTTATTATTCAAGTAAATCTCAGGAAGACTCTTATTGAATGCCTTGTCTTCTGCTGTCGCACGCATCTCCGTATTACAATGCCACTCGTGCACATCCATCGCCAGAAAGTCACCCGTTCTCAGATCAAATCCCACCTTGTATCTGGGAAACAGTGTGTAACCTCCGTGATATTTACCGCGCTCGATCACAGACAGATTGCCGAACCCCTTCCGCATATCCCCGTCATCCATGTGGAGTCCCGTGCGAAAATTTCGATTCATCGTGACAGAAGAGAAAGCCGTATTGGCTATCTGAAAATTGGGGTTCGCCTTGGCCTGTTTGTATTGGACCTCATATCTGTCCGGAACCAGTTTTTTGAAAAGTTGGTCTATTTCCTCTATATATGGTATGCCTGCCTTGTATTGTTCGAAATATTTCTGCGTATACGAGGTCAGGCGACACGGGAGTTTCATGAACGGTGTCTGTTCAAAATAACCCAAGACACTACTAAATACATTGTTGTTGACGCGCATCTTACTGACCTTACCATTCTCCATATAGCGCGCCGAGTGTCCCACGATTTCCGTAGGTTTCCGCTTCTTCCAATAGGCACTCTTCAAATCAATCGGACCCGCCGCCGCCCCACGATTGCGAGATGCCGATGCAGCATTGTGGAAATTCTTCCAGGCGAGTTCTATTACGTCATGAGGTATCACATTTTTCCGGAGTCTGGCGAGTAGGCGTTTACCCCCAGGTGCCTCCGGGTCTTTCGCGTAGACGTCGATGTCAGTGTCAAAAATAGTGTCCGCGTCTTTCTCACTGAAATATGTGCCCTCTCTAGCCTTAATCTGATCATCTGTTAGTTTCGGCTCTAAGATAACCTGTTTAACACCTGCAACTTTTGCAGCGTGGACAGGTTTCTTTGGAATCTGTACACCCTGGAATATGTCCTCGTCTGAGGCTGGCATCTGCTTATAGTTGCCCTATTAAATTATTTGGCTCTGCATCTAACATCTTTAACCAATCTGCGGCCTTTGAATATGCCTTACCTGATGGAACCATTTGCTCCTTGCTATAAAAATATAAGTGAATATGTTTTCTATCTACTACATTTGATCTTGTAGTCTGTATAGTGACAAGTAAGGCGCAGTTAGACTTTTCTGCCTCTGTGAACCCCTGTTCAAACTCGTCTATTATATGAACCAGTTTCAAATGTAAGTCAAAGGCGCGACGACCCTTGAATATATAGGCCGGAATATTGGGATATCTTTCATTAGGCCCATCCACAGTATGTGATGCTATTTGTTTCCTGTCTAGATCTGTGAGTTGATTATTCATTAATTTATTCTTTCTAGTTTTCTACCTTTAGGCATCTGTTATAATGACCTATTATTTATTATACTGTAAAGTGCTGAAGTCCTAAACACGCAGCGTTTAGGAGTGCTTAATTTAAGCACTCCGCGGTATATTTAGACCGCTGGGCATTTGAAACGGGCACTTTGCGGGGCGTTGCCCCGCAATTTGTGCCTTCAAATGACTCAGCGGCCGGCGGCCAACGGGCATTTTAAATGCCCGTTGGTCTAACACCACCGTAGACGATATATAACATATTAGTTTTATACCGCTGAACATTTGATTTCGGCACTTGGCGAAACTTTGCCTCACCAAATTGTAGCAGTAGAAATCTTCGGCGGCCGCCCGTAAACGAACATTTCAAAATGTTCGTTGGTCTAATTATTCAATTAGATTTAGCCAAGGTAAAATACAGGACACCGCCTATCACTGCTGAGACCGCTAGACCCGCAGCAACACCCTTCAGCATTGCCTGTTGATCTGCCTCCATAAAGTCTTGTGCAGTTATCACTGGTGAAATACCCCTTGCACCAAGTCTAGAATAATATTGTAGTGCCTCCGTCTCCGTATATTTGCGCTTTCCCAACATTGTATTTACGTCATTGTGCAGATCAATTGTCCAGCGAAACAGGTCTTTTCTGGAATCGAGAGACGGCCCGATAGGCATTTTAACCAGATGGGATATATAGTGTTTCCGGCAAATGGGGCAGGGTATGATTATTTGTAGCGATTCTAAAAACTCTTTCATGGCCTTTTTTTCGCTATAATTTGGATCCTGTGGGTATCCGAGTGCAGCAATATGTATAGTATGCCAGAAGAATGGTCCCCAGACTTCAGGGGGTATGTGCATTCCTATCTATATAGTGGATATATATAGCATTTAGCACCTAAGACGCGCTGCCAACTATAGGTAGTATATATGGCCAGCGAATCAAAATGCACAAATTGCGGGGAATCCGGGCACGTTTTTAGACAGTGTATACAGCCCGTATCAAGTTACGGTGTGTTAGTATTTCGATGGACATCTCGCAACGCACAATGGCCTCAACGATCCGAATTATGTAATGATACGCGCCATACAATGAGGATATCCAGTCTCGTGCCCCAAGTTCTCATGATTCAACGAAAACACACTCTTGGCTTCATGGATATAATGCGCGGGAAATACAAACTCGGAGAGCCAGAATATATATCAAAACAATTACGGGGAATGACTCCGGGAGAACGTGAGCGCCTATTGAACGACAATTTTGATTCGATATGGAATGATTTGTGGGGTGTAGGCACGGAAACATCTCATCGTTATATGAATAATCGTAAAGCATCCAAGCAGAAATTGACAGATTTACGGAATGGGGTCATTTCAGCAAAGGGTGTGGCATTTTGTCTAGCAGATCTTCTCCGGCAAGAGCCTGCGCTATTTGATAAACCAGAGTGGGGCTTTCCTAAGGGTCGGCGTGAAATTTACGAGTCCGACATACAGTGTGCATATCGCGAGTTGAACGAGGAGACGGGTATATGTGAAAATGATATATGGAAAGTTACAAATGTGGCCCCTTTAGTCGAGCAGTTCTATGGATCTAATAATATTCATTATAGGCATACATACTATATTGCTCAGTATGTGGGGAATTCAGCGACAGCCTATGATAGTTCGAATTCTGAAATGACAAAGGAAATTGGTGACTTGGCATGGAAGAATCTAGATGAGGCTATACTTCTTCTACGGCCGGAAAATTTGGAGAAACGTGGAATTGTAATACAACTTGCTAACCTCTTGCAAAATTTTTCTCCGATTATACCCTGGACTCTATACGGTCAAAAGTTGGTAAATGAAAATGCGAAAGAAGAACAGCAAGATACCTATGTCTTCACAAAAGGTGATTGGGAACAAAACACCCGAAAATTCTTCGGGAGAAAAATCAAGCGGGAGCACGGGCAGCAGGAGCACGGGCAGCCAAGAAATAGTATTCTTAAACAGTCCGACGAATAGTGCTGCTACGGGCAGTAGTCAGGAGGTAACACCTATACCTGTGGTCCCTAAGGCCCCTATGGTCCCTAAGGCCCCTGTGGTCCCTGCGGTACCTGTGGTCCCTGTGGTCCCTAAGGCCCCTATGGTCCCTAAGGCCCCTGTGGTCCCTGTGGTCCCTAAGGCCCCTATGGTCCCTAAGGCCCCTGTGGTCCCTATAGTAAAGGCACCAACTCCTTCAAACAATAATGAAGGGGCTACTCCTGCAGATGTCCCTAGTGCCGCAAAGGTTCAAACTCCTTCAAGCAATAGTGCTTCGAATAGTAATAGTGAGAATAGCCCTGTAGTGAAATCTGTCCTTACACCTGCACCTGTGCTTACACCTGCACCTGTGCTTACACCTGCACCTGTGGCGAATAATGGATCTCCATCAAATTCCAAAAGTTATTCAAGTGGCTCAAGTGCTACGAGTGGCTCAAGTGCTACGAGTGGCTCAAGTGCTACGAGTGGCTCAAGTGCTACAAGCGCCATGAGTTCCAACGCATACGAAAGTGACTCAGAAGAGCCCGTTGATTTAAAAAGGCAACCCGACGAATACGTACTTTATCCTGACATAGATGATGAGCGATTCCTAGAAAAACTACTCGCAAAGCGTGAATTCCGTGAATCCAAGCAATCCAAGATAACAGATGAAACCCTCGAAACAGACGTATGCAAGGTGGCCGAATTTGAATACACGCCAGTCCAGCGGTTCATCGCCCAATTCATGTCACCGGACACACCCTTCAACAGCATGCTCCTCTATCATGGTGTCGGCGTAGGAAAAACCTGCACAGCCATTCTCACGGCCGAAGCCTTCCTTGAACTAACCCCCAAAAACAAAGTATACATACTCGCACCCCCAGCCATTCAGGCCGGATTCTATAGAACGATCTTTGACATAAGTCGTCTTAAACTCGGCGAAGATGAGTCATCTCCAAATCAACACGATGGCTGCACCGGTAATCGGTATCTGGAACTCACCCAAACATATTACGAGCGTGACAAGAAAGATATAGAGTTCCGTGTGAACCGGCTGATAAACAAGCGCTATTCCATAATGGGCTACGTCGCATTCCGCAATATGATCCAAGAGATACTCTCTAAAATCCCTGCATCGCTGCCCGAAAAGCGGCAAAGAGAGTTGGAGGTAGCGCTACTGAAGAGGGCGTTCAGCGGATCCCTTATTATCGTCGACGAGGCCCATAACATGCGCGACATTTCCGAAGCAGATGTCGAAGATCGAGACGAGGCTGCTGCCGACGAAAAAAGCGACGCCAGTGCCGGTAAAAAACTAGCACCCCAATTGAGACGGCTGCTCACAATATGCGAGGGAAATAAACTTCTCCTCATGACGGCAACACCTATGTATAATAGTTATCTTGAGATCGTATCTCTCCTTAACTTCCTCTTGATCGCCGACCACGTTGATGAGTCGAAATTGCTCAAAGGGGAACACATCAAGTTCCACATAGTAAAAGACGAAGAAGGAAAGGATGTCGAAGTTCTCACACCTGAGTCTGAGGCTAAAATAGTCCGAGTAGCCAATGGCCACGTGAGTTTTATGAGAGGCGAGAATCCACGAGCATTCCCCGCACGTCTGAATCCCCAAGGCCACCCGCAATTCGAATTATGGCCAGATTATTCACCTGACGGCACAACCAAAATCCAGTCACAACAGCAAAAGGATGATGTCTCTAGACTACCCATGGTGAAATGCGAACTCAATAAGGACTCTCTCATCGTGATGCGCGCAGTAACAGAACGACTCGTCGCCGCGAAAGGTGTCGGCATCCGCACAATCGATACACTTTTGCAATCGGGGAATTGCGTTTTCCCTGGTGACGGTGTCGACGGTCGCACGGGTAATGAGGGTTTTCAGAGTTGGTTTACCGGTGAGGCGATTTCTGGCACATTTGAAGGAACACGTTTGACTACAATTCCACAATACAGACTCACGGATCCCGCTACAAACCCTAGTTGGATGGCGGTGGGCAGAAATACACTCGGCGTATGTTCCCCGAAATTCAATAAAATTATACAGTCCATTCAGAATTCTAGGGGTATTTCGTTCGTCTACAGCCGTTTCGTGGAAAACGGTGCAGTGATTTTCAGTCTTTTGCTCGAGGCGAACGGCTACACTGCCTGGGGTCGCTCGGCGCCACTCTTCAAAACCGGCACGGTCATTAAATCAACCGGTCGCCAGTGCGCCAAGTGCCATCGCAGAGAGGCCGGTCACCCTGCATTTAACTCTGCCGAACTCGAGACGCGCGACAATCACAAGTTCAGCCCGGCCTATTATGCGCTACTCACGGCGAGTAACATCAGCACTGTCGACAAAGAAGGCCTGCCTCTATCTCCAAATAACAATCGTGTGATTTCGGCTGCGCGTGATCCAAAGAACATCAATGGCCACAACATAAAGGTCATCGTCGGATCACAGGTGGCGGGCGAGGGTCTCGACTTGAAAGCCATTAGGGAACTTCATATTCTAGAGGGCTGGTTCCACTTGTCAAAGGAAGAGCAGATTGTGGGTCGCGGAATCCGCTATTGTTCTCATAATGGCCTTCTACCTGCCGAGCGTAATTGCACGGTAAATCTGTATGTAAATGTATTTCCTGCAGAACTGAATAAGGAGACGATTGATCAGTATACCTATAGGACCGCAATGAACAAGGCGGTCCGTATTGGGAATGTCAGCAGGGCCCTGAAACAAGGTGCGGCTGACTGTAATTTGAATCGCGATACGATTCTTGTGACAGGGCTCTCTGAGAGAGATATGGAAGACAGCCAGGGTAATTCAATAAAGGTTGACCTGAATGACGTGAAATATACACCAATCTGTGATTGGATAAAGTGTGACTACAAGTGTAAACCGACGGTCGATTTCACCGCACTTCAAGAGGATACTAGCACGTATGATTTATATGCGGCGAGGTTCGCTGAGCAGAGCCTAATAGCGAGATTAAAATCGTATTTCGCAGAGCAGGTATGGTATAGATGGGATGATATCAAACAACTGTTTGCCGATATACCGGAGCAGACACTGGTGAGTATTCTGATGCGCGCTGTAAATAATCCTTCGGTAATACTAAAAAACAATGGAGAAGAGGGTCATCTTGTTTACAGAAATAACCTGTTCCTGTTTCAGCCGGTCTCGATACGCGACGAGGCCATACCACTGGCATTGAGATATGGGATATACGCAACGAAACGCCATTCATATCAGCCGAAGGGGATTGCGGATATACCTGAGAAGGCTGTTCTGGGTAAATTGGTGAAGGTTACTAAGAAGGTTGTGGCTGCCCCAGTGGTGGATGTAGAGGAGGAAGGTGGTCCCGTCAGCGGTCCCGTGAGCGGGAACGGTGGTCCCGTCAGCGGGAACGGCGGTGGCGGTGGCGGTGGTGGTCCCGTGAGCGGTCCCGTGAGCGGAAACGATAGCCCGGTCGAGGAACTTGAACTAGTCAAAGGTGAGACAGCCGTATCCCTGGACTCCGTTATCAAATTCTGGATCGAGTCGAACAAGTGGATAGATGCGTGGGCGAATGATGCCGCAGGTGAAATCAACGAGTCCATTCCAGATACGAAAGCAAACCCTCTCGGCAGTGCTATTCTAGCATATGTCGAACGTGATTACGATAAGAAAGATAATATCGAGAGTCGCATGAAAAAGTTCCAGTGGTGGGGCAGGGCCGTGATGTCACAGGCTAACGGCCTCGCAGATCTACGCAAGGCCTCTCGTCAATATATATGGGACTCATTCTTGAAAGGGAAAGAACAAGTCGCTCTACTTACATTGAAACTGCAGAGTAATAAAGATAGGGCAGCACAAAACGTTCCCTATATTGATGAAGTAAAGGACGAGCAAGTCATCACAAACGGTATTTCTTCCGCTGTGAGGTATGTAGACCTACCGAGGAAGTCGGTTATATATATCTGCGACGACAACAAGGAGTGCTCGCCCGCCATTGTCAAATCCTTCGCCGAAAGAGATACTGTCATGAATACCAAAGCCAATCAACGTACGGCCGCCGAAATATACGGCTTCATGGTCCCATTTAGCAAGATAATGATGTTCAAGACAAATGAGCCCAAACCAGAAGGAAAGGCGCCTGGTGGTGGTGCTGCATGTGCAATTGTCAGCACCGTCAAAGTGCATCGCATGAAGTTGGTCATTTTAGGAGAGATTCTCAACAGATACGTGGGTACCAATCTCGATCTGACGGAAGAGATCCTGACCGGCACTCGTAAACTCACTGGTGCACCCAGTTTCTGTGCACTCTTGGAAATCGTCTTACGATGGATGGACATACGGCGGGCAGAATACGGCGGGCTACGGTTTTTCTTCCGGCCTCTTGCGTCCTATTATTCCGGTCATAAGGGACGGGACTAGGTTGCGTTAGAGATCGCTGAATAATAACGATAAGTCTAGTATATGCCTCTTACCGATAGTCTAACACATGCTATTACGCTGGATTTGATCCGAGCATATCAAGACAAATTTGGTGAGACATGGGCTGAGAATCTTACAAAGAATCTCAGGCCATCTCCGAATGAAGAAATTGCTAGACGACACGGGGTCTCTAAGAAGGCAGTTGTAGAAATAAAGCATGAAATCTGGAAAGCCGGTGTAGCAATGCGAATACTCAATAATATCTAGGTTTAAAAAATTGATTCATGGTCAGCCACCTTCAATAGGCATGCAAATGGAGATTCCGGTGTATTCGACAAAATGGGAAAAGATAAACCTCGTTGCCACATTTCTGATGAGCGGCCCCGATTGTGGCTGGCTATTCCTTATTGGACATGGTGGAGACGGGAAATCCATGGCTACCAGGGAGGCCGTGAGACTCTGGAGAATGTCCTTGGGTGAGAATGTCGATGAGGACGCGGCTGGTATCGATAGTGACATTGTAATACTGCCTTCTTATCGTAATGGTAGTGAGCATAAGTTAGTCCTCATGAAAAAGGGTAGCCAAATCGTAAAGACCATCATTCATATCAATGGTTGGAGCGTAGAGTGGGAATTTATGGCTCTAGAATGGGGTGCAAAGGTTGCAAGATTTGTAAGGGGTAATGAGACCGCCTAGATTAGTATTCAGGTCAATCAAGTCATTTTTAAAGGTCTAAAATTGACACACAATAGTCTAGTTTAGATTAGCACAGAAATGGAGACGGATGCATTCTTTCAAGAGAAAGTATACCTCAGTCCCAGTGATTTTAGCCAGGAAATCGAGTCCGTCGACTTCATCCTACTCGATAAGTTGAAGCAACGCCTCGAGCAAAAGTGTTCACCTCACGGCTTTGTTCTTCCCGGCACTCTCGAACTTCTTACTCGCTCTGCCGGCCAGGTCGACTCGGGTAAATTTTCGGGCGACTGGGCTTTCCTTGTAAAGGGAAAGGGGCGGGTGCTGTATCCTCCCGAGGGAACTTCCGTTGAGGTTGAGATCTTGAAGACGAATAAGATGGGTATCTACGCCATCTACGAGAATGCGATTCGTATCATGGTTCCAAGAGATCTGCATCTAGGCAATGAAGAATTTAGCCAACTCAAGGTTGGGGAAACCATTCGTGTGGAGATTCAGAAATCCAGATTCCAACTCCGGGATCCCTTCATTGTCAGTGTTGCAGTGTATCGCGGGCGTGCTGGGGCCCTGCCTCCGACCAAGGTCATTCAAACGGTCCAGCCAACCCAGCCGGTACAACCCATTGCAGAGGCGCCCGAAGAGTCGGAAGCCGAAGAGTCGGAGGCCGAAGAGTCGGAAGCCGAAGAGGGCAGTGCGGAGTCTAAAGAGGAGGAGTAAGCCGCCGAATAGTAGAAATGGCCGACGACTACGATCGGCGTAAAGAGTTCTGTAAAGATATAGAATCACTTTCTCGCTCGGAAATCGAAGAACTCTATCGCATACTGCGTAGAGAAGGTGGCGAATACAGTGAAAATTCCAACGGGATTTTTTTCGATGTTGCCACCCTTCCGGCAAATGTATTCGAGGCCCTCTGGAAATTCATTGAATTCTGCAAGACCAATGCCAAAACTCTCGAGGAGCGCACAAAACTTATGGGCAACCTGGTCTAAAGTTCGCTCACGTAATCTATATAATATGGCCGGCACTGTTCCTGAAAGTCTGATCCAGTTGTGTGAAACACATCCGGATCGCGCATTCAAAGTCGGACACCCTT